CTTCCGCTGCTCCCACTCACGCAGGCTTATCGCCCATTCGCGCCCATACCACGTCGTCCCGAAGTCGTATTCTCGCTCTTGCTCCATCACCACTGCAAAGCAGTCCGTGCAGAACACGCCGATCTCGGGCGCGGCCTCCTGGCACTTGCGGCAATACGACGCCGCCAGACGTTGCTGCGGCTCGCTCTGATACAGGGGCGCATGAAACGTATCATTGGCCAGCGCCTCTACGGTGCGGCCCATCAGGTCGGAGATGCTGATCTGCTCGCCCGTGGGCGTGATCAGCGTATAGGTGCCTTGCACCGGGGTAGTCTTGATCATGATGGGGTTCATCCTCCACGCCACCCCATACCCATCGAAGCATTGCAATGCGTGGTGAATCGTTGCATTCCGTGGTACATTGCTGCTAAAATGGGTACATGGCAGCGACTTACTACGGTCCTTCTCGCCTGGGAGGTTCCAAGTCACGGGCGTGTTGGACCGGGTTGCTGCTGAGAAACCAAATATTCCGCTTAGCTCTCCTCTGCCAACGGTGGTTTCGTGCTTTTCCGAGCCTCCATAAAGGCATCCAGGTCTTGCCGCTTGATGCGGTAAGCGTTCCTGGAGATTCGGTAGCCGACCAGTTGACCCGATTTGATCCAGCGGGTCACTGTGTCTACGGAAACTCTGAGTTCTTCTGCTACCTCCTCTTGCGTGAGATACTTCACGACTTCTGACATTATCACGACATCCTCCTTTGGGCCATTGCTGACCCATGCTTAGTATATGCGATCCTTGCGCAGATGTCAAGCTTTCTGCGGATCTCTGCCGATTATTGCTGCTATAGCTGTGCTTCTCGCTCTGAAAATATGTGGGCATGGGCGTTGTCCTTTATGTGGCTATGGTGTCGTCTCCTCTGATGATGTCTCGTAGATATTGCCGATCACTGTGCATTGCTCCGCATCGATACCTGCCAGAAAGTAGGTACGTGCAGGATTGGCGCGGTGATAGCCGTCTTCGTCCCATTCGATAATCCACTGGCCATCGTTGTGAGCAAGAGTCACGATGTCGCCCTCGTAGATCTCTCGTCCTGCCATGTCAGTTAAGCCAGTGAATTGCGTCAGATACTCGCTGATGTCGCCGCCATTGGGTAGATAGCTCTCGTGCTGTCTGAAGTCGTCGATGCCATGGTGTAGCATGATCTTCGGAACGATGCGACCGATGAACGACGCAAGATATTGCTTCTCCTGATAGATCATCTCCTGGCCAGTCCAGGCGCGAAACTTGATTGCTTTGCTCATGGTGTCGTCTCCTTCGGTGGCCATGGGAAGCCGAAATCGCGCCGTTTGATTTTGACCATTCTTCCCAACCCGCCCTGCTCGTGCCAGACGATACCCTCGATCCGGTATGCGGCCAAATAGGCCGCTATGTCATCGTAGGTGAGCGGGATCGTGTACAGGATGGGCTCAGGCGACCAGGAGAACGGATAGAGGCAGGGAATGCTGCTCTCGATGCCGCCCTGGATTTTCGGGCCAAGCGCCTCACATGGCCATTCACCATCGGGCCATGCGCTGAAGTCGGTGGCGAGGACGGAGGCAAAGAGATGCTTGTCAGATGGGTCGTCCCGGCTTGCAAGGACATAACCGGGCTCTGCACCGGATGCTTTCTCTTCGCGGGTCGGATTGCGGCGTTTCTCCACCTCGATGCACAGGCCGGAGAGGACCGTCACCCGGACGTTCGTGCCATCTTTCTTGACGGTCGGGACTACGAGGGCGGAGAGCGCCCATACGGCATCGGGATTGATATCGCGGGTGACGCGCTGCATGTTGTCGGGATTACGCATAAACAGCGTAGGTATTTTATCCATGTGGTTACTCCTCTAATTTTTCTGAGCCTCTCTTCCGAGTGTTGCTAGTCCTTGCGGGGTGACTCTGTATCTGCCAGCACGCCGTACGAGTCCCTGAGCCTGCATGGATGCGAGACGCTGGCTGATTGACGTGCGATGCTGTCCCGTGGCCAGAGCGATCTCTGTGACGGTGTGCGGCGGCTTCGTGCAGAGCAGGGTCAGAATGATGGGCGCGTGCATGTGGTTACTCGGCATGGCCAACCTCCTGTTTCTTTGGTGGTCCTGCTTCCAGTTCCGCCAGCAGTATCTCCACGTGGTCGAGCCCGGCCCGCATGTGGGCGAGATGCTCACGGGCACGGGTGAGGGCAGCGGGCGCGAGTGTGTCGGCGTAGGTCATGACGGCGCGTTCCAGGGCGTAGAGCAGGAGTTTCAGGCTCATGATTGTGCCTCCTCTTCTTCCAGTGGCGACCAGAGCGATGCTTCGTCAATCTGCTCCTGATCGGCTGCGGTGCGCCTGTCGCGAGGTACGACGCCCTGATACTGGCGACAATGGCAACCGCGATTGTAGACACAGCGCCCGACTTGATAGAGTTCTGTAATTGGCGCGTGACAGTGCGGGCAGGTCTTGCCCTCGGTCAACTCACGGATGAAAGCAGCGGCATGGGCGTTCTGTCTCGCGTTCTCTTTGTCAACCTCCTGCTCTGAGAGGAATGAGACAGACGAGCAGCGCTCAGCACAGTTGCTATCCTTGAAGCAGGGATATGCCGCCATGCCACGGCCAGCACCTTTTACATCGTCGTAGCGCACGTTTGCCCGGCACACAAAGCCAGATATGCCATTGTAGTGGCGGCACCAGTTGGCGATCTGCTCTCTGCTCATGATTGAGCCTCCTCTACGCGGGCATTGAACAGTCTCTCCGAGAGGTAGAGCACGCCGGGATGTGCCCGGTTGACGGCACGCACGAGGCCGCCTTTGGTGGCAATCCGGTCGTGTTTGGAGGGCACGAAATAGCAGGGTGCTTTGCCGGGCTCAAGGATGCGGGCAAGCCAGCCGTTGGTACTGGGCTCCAGGGTGGCATATGTGGTCGGCTTGGATATGGTGTCTAGCCATGCGGCGGTTTCCGAGTCCGTCTTGCGGAAGTCTTGCGGGAAGCGCTCAGGGAGGATGCTCATTGCGTGACCTCCTCTGCTTCATTCAGCGCCGCCGTCAACTCGTCGCGGAGTTTCCGCAGGACAGCTAGTACGTCGGATGCTGCCTCGGGGTCCGCGTAGGCTACGGTGTCGTAGGGCAGCCATCCCTGCTGCCTGTAGGCGTAGAGGACGCTCAGTGCCCCCATGGCCATCTGGATATGGCGAGCGGCCCGGCCATGCAGCTCGCCTGCGATGGGATAGGACGGCTCTGCCATGACGGGCGAGCCGATTGCTTGTGTGGGCATATCTCTCTTCTTTCTTGCGAAACTACATTTGGCTGTAAGCGCCACCGAACCAGATGGCCAGGACCACCAGAATCCCGGTGGCGATCATGCCGGTGAAAAATAATGATCGGGTCACGGCCTGGCCTCCCTTCGCCGCCGAAGAGCCAGGCTCAGGCGCAGGAGACGGTAGACGGTCTGGCATTTGCTCATGCGTGTGGCCGCCTCTCTGCCCTCATGGTGGCCATCAGAGCGAGGATACGGCGCTGCTCATCCCAGTCTCGGGTAAGGTGGATAGCAGCCCACAGTTGGCAGTTGAGACATTGCCAGCGACCATCGAGGAAGCGAAAGACGGGCGTTGCACAATCGCATTTGGTTGGCCGGGTTGGAACAATAGGAGCAATCATACGGCCACCTCCCGCGAGCCTGCAAAGGGGGGGCATCTCGAATTGCCTCAGAATCGCGCCCTCTCCTGTGCGGTACAGGCGCTTGCCTTGACAACCTGAGTAAAGAGCGCTATTATCCATTGAATAACTGCAAAGTGAGATTGGACACTCCCGAGATGCGGGACGAGCACCTCTCGACCCATCAGAAGTCGCTCCCATGTGACAAGTGCGTTCACTTGTGCTATTCTGTGTCATAACCATCGACCACCTCCAATGGCGCTCCTCGTCGCGCCGGATAATCCCCAACTCCTGCGAGCCGAACTGACTCGCAGGAGTTTATCCTTTCAGTGTGATACCGCATTCAGCGGCATCCGGGTCTCTCGTCGTTTCGTAACAAATGCCCTGAGCGCCCCCAGTCGAACGCGAATGGCTTTCGACCCCAGTGGGACGATTTCCAGTTGCCCGCCCTCGTAGTATCGCCGCACCTGATGCTCAGAGACGGCCAGAAATTTTGCCGCCTGCTTGACCGTCATCAGGGCATCCTCGTCCCCTGTCAGCAATTGCTTGAGCAGGGTATCGGTCATTTCTATTGCCATTGCTTAGCTCCAATTCGTTATAGAACGACATTTCTTTTAACACGTTCATAAATATATTTTGATGTCCAGGTGTGCCCAGGTGTTGACATGCACGCCTGAATCCTGATAAAATGAAACAGTAATGCAGAGATAGCAGACGGGCTTCCCCGACTGTTTGTGTTACGTTGGCTCCACAGCCTCGATGGTTCCCGGCAGGGCGCTCCCAATCTCCCCAGATAGAAGTGCGCCCTGTCAGGCTCCGATGCTCTCTACTTCCCGATCCCCATCCGCTGGTTTGGTCTCGCTGGCTTTAATGTAAGCGTCGAGATCCCTTCTGTCTATGTAGTAGACTCTGCGAATCTCATACGCTCGCAATCGCTTGGCTTTGATCTCCTCGCGAACCGTGCGTTCTGTGGTTGGAAAACCGCGCCGCCGCAATTCGTTGGCTACGTCCCGAACGCTGAGCTTCCTCTCTTGCATGAGCGTTGCTCGCCCCCAGTCGGAGCGCCTCCTGTCTTTGTGATATGCGCGTGTAACAATGTACAGGTACGTATATCAAGTATACGCCCCCGAAGTCCCACTGTCAAGCCATTCCCGCCCATCCCAGGAAACTCGTTTCCATAGTCTATCATCCCGTCAGGATAGGCCGTCAATGAGCCGTGATCACCCATTCGGGCTATTCTTGTCCGATCCTGTTCGCAGGATGGTTATCCACCATAGGCGAGCTGCTCATCATAGCCCAGACCAACAACCACTGCGGGCAGCTCGCCCTTTTCCCAATCGGGCTATGCCGCTCGTCAATGCCTGATCCTCATTTTTGCAGGGGGGTTATAACCCCCCTGCCATGACTATGCCCTGATGTGCTCTATCAGTTCTTCTCCCCTGCCAGAACGCCTCTCTACAAGCGCCCCCGACGAGACTACACTAGAGAAACGGGAGCACATATGATACGCTTGAAAGTGAAGGAGATTGCCCAACGCAAGGGCATCAGCCAGACTCGGCTGGGCCAACTCGCACTGATCGATGTCGATCGGATGCGTCGTATCTGGCGCTATGGCGACTCCGAACATAGCAATCTCACACTCATTGTCTTAGAGCGCCTGGCCAGAGCGCTCCAGGTGGAGGTCGGCGAACTCATCGAGCTTGCGCCCGATCCCGAGCCACCATCTCTCAAATAAAAACCGTCAGAAATGCGGTAGCCATCCTATTTCGTCCATGCTACAATACCGATAAGAGAGAAGCCTGACCGGTCAGGTTATTCTTCTGGGGAGAGACGTTCTATACGGTACATGATTGTCTCTCGTTGTTGCACCGCCGCCAGCTCATAACTGGATGGTGCCGGTTCCCTGTGTGCTTTCACCCCCTCGCCGACATCGGATTATTTGGGATGCAGCATAATGCCGCAAGAAAATGGCCATGGTGATCCTCCACAGGATCGGATTGGGTCGGAGATGCGGCAGGAGTGGCGTCTGTACCGTGGGGCGTCACAATGGGGACATTTCTCCAATGAAATGGTACCCAATCCCCCATTTGTCGCACAATGGGTACACTGTCTATGTTCTCTTGTGTAAAGCCAGTCAAACTATCTACTATTTTTACACGCCCCGCGAAAATCGTAATGCCCCTTCTCAACCGCGATACGAAATCCCCCCCCGTTTACGCATGATAACACCACGAATTTCGTATCCTCCTGGATAGGTAATTGTGCCTAGTGGTCCATACCGCTCGCGCAGCCTTACCTCCTGCGCTTCGGACTCCATTTGCCCTTGGGAGACCACTTAGTCGTTTTGATCTCGTTGGCCAGAGATGCCTGGATCTTCGTTGCCATCTCCTCGATGGTTGCCAGTCTGGCCGCAGCCTCCTGCTCCGTGGTGGTTTGCTCGGGGAGCAGTTTTGCTTTTCGCAGGCCAGCAGTGAGTTTCCGCCGACAGGATGAGCAGTAATATTGGCCATCGAAATAGGATTGTAGGCGTCGGTAGTTAGAGCAGCAGACACAATATCCGTGAAGGGCTTCTTGATGGCCTGACATGGAAAAATAGTGTCCGCTTCCTCCTCGTCGTGGCATAGGAGAACCTCCTTATGATAGAGTGATGATATGCCTCAAAAGAAGAAAAAACCTATTCTCGATGAGCGTGGAATGCACCTGACGACGGTGCGCGGTGTGAACCAGATGCGCGGGCGGTGCCCTCGATGCGGGACGCCAGATCGGCCCCTGCATCGGCTAGATCAGCATACCTACGTGTGCGCGACCTGCACCCGGAAAGCCCGGAAGAAGCAATCGAAGCCCGATTGACACATTGCTAGCGCCCCTCATTGCCCCGTCTCATAACCAGAGAAGACGAGCGCCAGAGTCTATCAATCGCGACAGAATTCGGCAACCAGCGGACTGAACGCACCGCTGTGAATGACCGTCTCATTGTTGCCTGTTGTGCCTGCCAAGCACTGTAACGGGAGAGGTTATGACCCTTCCGGCGAATTCGCCACGCTTTTCACGACCTCTCAGTCAATGCTGGAGGCACGCCCCGCTTTGTCGCTTCGTTTTGCTACTCGATAAAGCCATCCTTTAAACACGCACGGATGTGCGGTTGAACGGTATTCAGTATCCCCACTAAAGGGGAATCGCCATCGCCGGGATCGAACCGGCTAATCCGCACCAGCGGGATGGCTCAGGGATTAGTCTTGCTTCAGGAGATCTTTCGCTTCCTGGAGCCGTCGCTGGTCGGCTTCCAGATGCGCCAGCGAGATCAACACGCTATTCTTGAGAACGCTTGTGGGGGCGTTCTCCGCATCCCCGGAAAGATTGGCTTGAATGGATTGTAGGTCCATCTCAACCCGCGTCAGCAGGTTCTTGATCGCTTGTTTGTCCATGTGCTATTCCTCCATGCCCCTGTGTGCGCTTGTCACACGAACTCTTGTGCCTTGCCCCATCTGCTATCATCGATTCGATATTTCATCTCTAGCAGAAAGGATCACTTACTCATGCAACCACCTCAGTATCCCTACCAGCCACCGCAACCGGCGCGCCGTAACCTCTGGCGCTGGTATCGTGGTCGTGGCCGCTTTGCTCAGATTGGTATCGGCTGCGCGACCATCATTGTCGCCCTGCTCGCCTGTGCTACTTGTAGCGGCGTTCTGGCGGCCACCGGCCACAATCCGCTCTTCCAGCCGACTTCGACCAGCCAGCCCGTCACCAACGTCTCACCCACGACCGCCGCGACATTGCCGCCCGCTGCCACAAAACCGCCAACCGCGACACCGAAGCGATCCGGCCCTACCCGCTCACAGATCGACGATTTTCTGAACACCAGCGCTCTAGAGGCAACCGTCACATCCTACAACCAGGGAACCGCTACTCTCGTGCTCTCCACTGGCTTCGGCTACAAGGTTGCTGTGACGCAATCCGCAGTCAAAGGTGCGATGCAGGACACTCAGACCGCCTTCTGGCAAAAGGGCTGGTATTTCTCCTCGCTCACCCTCAACGTCGTCCAGTTTCAGCAATCCGGTTCCGATCTCAAGATTGGATCGTGTGTGCTGAAGTATGCGACCGCAAGCGCTATCGATTGGAACAACCCCGGCGATCTCTGGACGAAATACGACCAGAAGTCCATCGACGCCACCTTGCCAGCATAGTCATCAGTTGTTCCTGTCCCCGGCTCGTCCTGCTCGCGTAGGGCGAGCCATGTCTCGATACTGTGTTTTGGGACTTTGCCCGACAGCGAGGCGCTATTGTTGCTGATCTTTGGTGCTTCGCCCTGCCTCTTCGCCTCTTCGTTCTATTTGTGGGCCTGCTTTTTTCAATATCGAGCCTGGCGCGGTTATTTCTTTCACCATCTCCGCTGTCCTGGCCTGTGTCTTCAGGTACTCCATACGGAAAAGGATGGTTTGCATGAGCGCCAGTGACTCAGCGCTAGTCAGTTGCAAGAATATGTCGTCCACTCGCGTTCCCCTTTTTGTCTCAACCCCGCAAATCGAGGCATTTTATATGGTCAGTTCTGTCCCGGCCCTGCCGTCAGAAGAGCCAGGATCTGCTTCAGCGTGACCGTCTGCTCTTGTTGGCCCGCCTCTATCCGGGCAATCGCTGCATCCTGCCCGGTCATCCTCTCCCGAACATACTCCTGAAAGCCATTCGCCTCTTTCCGCATCACCCGCGTCCACGCCCGCATCTCAGTCTGAATGGCGTCCTGCGTCCCGTGGAGTTCCCCGCGCAGGGTGAGTTGCATCGAGCGCAGTTCCTCCAACCTCAGCGTTACCTCCCGCGCCTCTGCCTCACGGCGCTGGCGCTGCAGCTCCGCAACCTGCGTGATCAGATCGTCAATCTGAGACTGCATGTCCGCAAGCCGCTGCTCCTGATCCTGTGCCATGCCTGTCCTCCTAATCCATGTATCCGAGTATGCGCCATCCCGGCTTGTACCCGGCAGGATCAATCTCCAGCGCGGTCAGGAACGCTGCTATCCGCCTGTCATACTCCTCTGTCTGGCTGATGTCTTTCGCCTCGATCCCCTGATCATCAAACCCCTTGGAACTGGCGGAGGCTGAGAACGCGCTGAGGATATCTACGCCAGCGTATCCCACCGAATAGATTTCGATCTGATGCTTCTCCTGAAGGTCCGTGTGCATCTCCTCGATTGAGACCTCTTCTTCCTCGTCCCCATGATAGGCATCGGTGATGGCCTCAAAGAGATCGCTCGTCTCATCATTGTGGACGAACCCGTAAATGAGCCGCCCGTTTGCGTAGACTCCCATGCCTGTACCTGCCTTTTTCTGTCTGAACCCCGCAAATCGCGCCACTTTTGTTAGCTGGCCATATCCTCTACGGTGACTGTCGGCTCGATTCTCTGCACTTCCGTGAAGCACCAGCGAAACCAGAGCGTACATTCGCAATCCCATCCGTATAAATTCGCCGGGTAGGTCAGGCGCGTTGCCCACTGGCCATCATCGGTCATATGGATGGCATCATAATCCTGAGCTAGACGCTCAAAATCGAGATAGTTCTGCCGAAATCCCAGACTCGCAAATTTGCCGGTGAAGCGGCGCTCATATCGCCCCAACAACCTTGTCAGATCATCGTACGTGTCTATCGTATAGACTCTGATCCCAGGTTGCGGAGTGAGCAAGTGCCAGTACTTCTCGACCAACGGTGTCTGAAACTCACCCTGACACCATTCCACCCATCCCGATATCCGGGTCTCTTGGTCCCATGTCGATGTCCACATTCCCCCACAGGGCTTGCAGAATGGGATGCCACTCCCATCGGCATTTGTTGCCGGTATGACCTCTGCTCTCATGGCGTCCTCGCTACTCAGATGAAGCTGTACCGGCAAATCCTCTGCCATCTATACTCTCTCCTTTTTGGCAAAACCCCGTAAATCGCGTCACTTTCGCCCTCCTGAGCTCAAGGCCATCGATCTGACCCATCGAAAAGGCAAAACCCCGTATTTTGGGGCATTTTCGCTATGGTCGGGGCGAACCATCACGGTTGTAGCCGTAAATCCGACCCTCGCTTATCGCCCGTACGCGCTCCTGTGCATCCGACAAAGAGATTCTCAGCAAGATGCGGATCGTCCAGAGACGAAAGACACACCAGACGATCGCCAGAGCAATCGCCACGCCGACGGCCATTCCCCCGCTTATCGCGAGCATCACCCGCCACGTGGCCGGATAGACGCCCGTCAGGACAAGAATGGGCTGGATGATCAGGTTCGCACCGATCCCGCCGATGATACCGATGAGGTATATTTTGCGTCGCCATGTCTTGCTCAGAACTAACTCGTCCATGTCTCTCCTATGCTGCTGTCTCCTGCAATCCTCGTTTGGGGGCCAGCTTCAATCCGAAAATATCTTCGACCCGATAACGGTTCTGGCGCGGGCTATTGCGATATCTCAACGTGCTCTTTACCCTCGCTCCTTAGTTTTGCGGCATGTGCCTCTGATACGGCATAATAAAGCGTCTTTCTTGGAGGCAAATGGCGCTTCTGTCTCTTGTGCCGCTCTATCCGCTCGCTTAGTGCTTCAGGCGATGGGATATCTGGTTTCCGCCCGTTGTAGAGATACGCCCGGATACGCGTGATAACATCTTCTCCAAATTTCTCTACCAGTCGTTCGTCAACTGCGTCGCCTTTCTTATTGTTGCAAGAGCGACATGCAGGGATACAATTCTTGACGCTTGTTCCGCCAATATGAACAGGTAGAAAGTGTTCCATCACAGTGAATGGTTCGTACAGACAGTAAGCGCATAGCCCATTGAAATCCGCTAGTGTCTGCACCCATTCAATCTCGGTTAGCGTGGAGGGTGCGTCCAACCTTCTTGCCCGAACGTTCTCCATGCTAACTCGCTGTTTTTCTGTAAGCTTCACGAACGCCCTCCTTGCTGATATTTTGGGAATAATCTTAGCTTCGCTATAATTGGAGTGTAGCTACAGACCGCTGGCCGATCGAGGCGACCAACCGGATGAAGCCAGCGGTCTGGCCTAAGCCGCCGGAGGATACTCCACATCATCCTCGGCATCAACTCCCCCTGATCTCATATCACCAGTGATACTCACGCCAGTAACATTTCCCAGTGAAAGCGGTCGTCCGTAAATTTTCGACAGAGCGATCAGCAACTTGTTAACAGTTGCACGTCTTGCCGACTTCCCATCTCTGATACGCGCTACGGTAACTTCATTCAATCCTGCCTTGTCTCCCAGTTCAACGAGAGTACAAGGCAGGTTGTCAAAAAGTTCCCGCAGGGTATATTGGGGCTTATCTAACACTTGAGGTACCTCCCCTTTGGAACTTGATAAGCCAATAGTAAACTATTATGGGCAGATTGTCAAGGCCCGCAAACGAGTTTTATCCATGCCCGCCAATTTCAGTCAATTTGTGGCTTAAATCCCTTGCAATCGGCTTAAATTGAGTGTATACTTAGATTGTGAGGTGAGAGAGTGAGTCAATGGTCAAGGGAGCTCACTCCCGCCCACGATTACCGATGAACGAGCACGAAGGAGACGGCAATGAGCAAGAAGCAGATCGCGGCGCTGGTGAACGAGCTGGCCGCATCGGACCTGAGCGACAAGGATGTGTTCGCCCGCATCATGGACGCGCTCCCGAGCCGTCGCTGGGGGCGCACCTATCAGGCAGTGCTCGACGCACGCAGCAAGTAGCAGCAAGAAGGAGAACGAACATGAAGACAACCATCGAGAATGTGATCTGGACCAGCACCACTGGCGAACAGCGCGTCATCCGCCACGATGGCAAGCACTACCCACAGCGCCACATCATCGGGACCGATGGTCTGGGCTGGTACTATCAGCCGGAGTATCGCGGGTACAAGACGCTGGCAGGCGCGAAGAAAGCCAGCTAAGAGAAAAAACGCCGCTCCGGGAGATGACTCGGAGCGGCAAAGGCGCGGGATGACAACATCCAATTGAGCCCGCGCAGAAGGAGCATGACACCAGCAATCGCACCCATGGCCATAGAGGCACCTCGCAAGGCCCGCAAGACCGCTGAGGAGCGCAAGGCAGAGAAGTACCTGAAGCAGGCGGTAATGGTCCGTGAGGGCCGTCTGGTGCGCATGATTGCGGGCGTCAAACGCGCCTCGTTCGTGCGCAATGGTGAGCATCTGGACGTGTACGCCTCGGACACCTACAATGGCTATGGCTACGTCGTCACGTGGGCGGCTGAGGGCTACGTATGCACCTGCGATGGCTATGGTTTCCGTCATGCATGCGTTCACAGTCGCAATGCATCGGCCCGCGCCATTGCTCGCTACGAGGATGCACAGCGCCAGAACGAGCTGGACGAGGCCCGCGTGGTTGCGCCGATGGTCCTGGGACAGATGGCCGAGGATGTGCAGCAGCATGTGGCTGACGAGTTCGCGCCGGTCAGTGCGGAGGTGTACCGCGAGATGTACCCGGATGATTTCTACAGCGCGGCATAGTATGATGACAGGGCAGGAGGGCAAGCGGGCAAGCGGGCCTCCGGGCAGGAGAAAAGGGGATAAGACGAGAACGAGAGCATGGGGAACTGGCTGAGGCTGGTTGCCCCTGAGAGGAGCAAGAACGATGGATTACCGTGAGCGTGGAGCACGGATGGCCGAGGAAGAGAACACAAGGCGGGCAGGAGGAGCCGAAGGGCGTGAGTGGTTGGAGCAGCAGGCCAACCAAGCCTATCGCGCATTGCAGGACGTGCGGGACGGCAAACCCGCTCCCGATGGCATGGAAGAATGGCTTGAGGGGTACCTGAGCAGGAGGGACTAGACGATGCAGGTGTATCTCTTTGCCGGAGCGACGGCGGCAGTGGTGCGGGCCATCAATGCGTTTTGTTATGGGCTCCCGTCGTCTGCTCGTGTCGAGCGAGTGGACTGGCTGACGCCAGAACAGGCGGTGGTGGCCGTCAGGGCAGAGAACCCCGCGCCGTTGCTCTGGGAACGACTGAAGGACATGTACGAGAAAGCAAAACGGCAGGCGGAAATCGACGCCTGAAAGTGAGCGCCGGGCGTATCCCGGCAGAGGAGCAATGAGCGTGGATTACATGGAGCTGGCGCGGACACTGGATGACCTGAACGAGTGGAAGCGGACGGGGCAGGATGATCGGATTGCGCCTGAACAGGCGCAACTCAATGAGTACCTGCGCCCTCATGGGCTGATCGTGGCGTTGGTGGATTCACCCATCGACCGGTATCCGGTGGTGTATGCGGTGATAAGCCTCAAGGTAGGGGAGCAATAGGCCGGGCTGCCCGGCGGAAGGAGCAATGAGATGAGCCAGGAATACTACCAATGCGACGAGGAGGGCTATAACAGCTCCCTCGATCCACAGGAGCAGGGGACCGAGATCTTCGTAACCACCTGCTCGGTGTGCGATGCGCGCAAGGTCTGGTCTGCAGATGATTTGGCTGCAGCCATGGAGAAGCCGTTTGCTCCGTGCGGTTGCCACTGGCGCGTACAGCGGCACACCTACTTGTAATGCGGGTCGGTGAACCGGGCTCAGTCGGGCGACTGGCTGATCCTGGCTTGCTGAATCGGCAAGGCGCTGGCGGTGAGCTGGCGTGAGAGAAAGCGAGGAAGAGATATGGCAGAGATAAGCGTACATGCGTTTGCCCACACGGACCGCATTGCCGGATGGGCTGCGCAGTCGGCGGCGTCATCGCTGAATGAGTGGCTGGCCGCCAACCGGGATAAAGAGGTAGTGAGCGTCCAGATGCAGCAGTCCACCTACACTGATACCGGTGGCGATTACCCAGAAGAGAAATTCTGGGTCACGCTGCTGGTGACGGTGCGTGACCACGTGGCGGAGGCGCGGCAAGTAGCAGAGGAAGTGCTGGCCTCGATGCCTGACTACGAGACATTCAAGCGGCAATCTGCTGAGGAGGACTGGGAAGAAGAACTTGCTCGTCAAGAGCAGATTGCCCAGGGCCAGATGGCCCTGATTGCCCGCGAGAATGCCGTTCAGACCCGCGAGAATGCGGCTGGCTCGACCGGCGAAGATAACCCGTAGCGCGTGTGTTGGCCGCTGCTATCCAGGCGAGGACGGCAGCGGCGTTCAGCGGGCCTGCGCAGGCCACTAACGACGAGGACGCGCATGGCCCAACCCGGAAGGAATTATACCATGGAGGATGAGGAGTTCGTGCCGCTCACCGACGAGGAGATGGCGGCATATAAGTCCGAGGTGTGGGAAGCGTGGGCCAGGGACGAGATCAGCGAGGCCGAAGCGGCCAGCCTGATCCTGTACGAAGCCTATATCAACGGCTCGTACGAAGCATAGCGCGTAGTGGGGGATCGCGGCAACGTGGTCCCCGTTCTGATTGAGGATATGAATATGCCATTTACCCAGGCGGTTAAGGAAGCCTTTGCGCTCAAGCTGGCTGTCGCAGGGATAGCCGGTGCTGGTAAGACGTTCACCAGTTTTCAACTCGCGAGCCTGCTGGCCAACGGCGAGCGGTTTGCTGTCATCGATACTGAATCCCGCAAGGCGCGAATGTATGCCGACCTCTTCCAGTTTGACGTTCTTGATCTTGACGTGTTTTCTCTGGGAGCCTACACAAAGGCTTTTAAGGAGGCAGAGACAGCAGGTTATCATATTCTGGTAATAGATGGCCTGTCCCAATTGTGGGAAGGAAAAAACGGACTGAAAGACCTGGCAGAGCAGATTGCCCGGCGTGACCGCATCACTACGTTCTCTGCATGGCAGCAGGTGAACAACCTGCTCGCTGATTTCATCAAAATGCTGCTCGACTCAAAGATGCATATCATCTGCACTTTGCGGTCGAAGATTGACTATTCGACTGATACGAACAAAGATGGTAAACTCCTGTATCGGCGCTCAGGACTCGCGCCAATATTCAAGGAAAACTTTGAGTATGAGTTCCCGGTCTATCTGGAGATGGACCATGAGCATCGGGCAACTTTTTACAAGTCCATGTGCGCCGAACTCGACAAAAAAGTGGTGTCGATGGCAGACACGAACGAGGCGAATCGGCTGGTTAGCATCTTGAGAAAATGGATGCAGGGCGCTCCACGGACAACCAACACCAGCGAAGACGCGCCTGCCAATGAGGAGCAATTGGCCCTCATGCGGCAACTCTATCAGGACTTACATAGGAAGATGCCCGATCGGCCATTCACCCACGCACAGGCCGAGTCGGCTATCCCGAAACTCAAGGAGGCCCTCGCCCAGCAGGAAGCCAGCGAGATTCCGCCAGATCCGGCCCGCGAACTGGCGACGAAGTAAGCACATGTGCGGGCCGTTGGCTGAGGCTGGCGGCTCGCGGATTGGAGGAAGAGATGAGCACACAAGAGCAGGTCGATGAAATCATGTGGCCGTTACAGGAGTTGGCCACGTTACGCGAACGGGTCGCGCTGCTGGAGGAATTCTGCGGCATGGCGATCAATCTGCTGCATCTCGTCGCGCCCGAAGCCGCCGCCCTGCTCTTCGCGGAGTGGGAACGGGCAGAGGCGAAAGCGAAAGGAGAGGGCGAGTGAGCCGAGATCTTATTCTACGTGCCGCCGCGTTGGCGGGCGATCTACACGATGGGCAATTACGTAAGGCGTCCCTGGTGCGGGGAGTGCCGTACTACTCGCATCTGATGGAGGTAGCAGGGATGGTACAGGCTGCTGGCGGCGACGATGAGGTCGTGGCCGCGGCGCTCTTACACGATGTTCTTGAGGACACCTCGTATACGGCGACCCAGTTGCGCCAGATCATGCCGTCGCGTGTGGTAGATCTGGTATTGGAATGCACGGAGGTCGGTACCAGTAGCCCGCGCAAGGCACCATGGCAGGAGAGGAAAGACGCCTATATTACGCATCTGAGCCAGGTCACACCGCACGCGCTACTCATTAGCGTGGCCGATAAGCTCCAGAGCTTGCGTGAATTGAAGTGTGTAGCCCGCGTTCGCGGTGATGCTGCTTACTCTCAACTCGTCAAGAGCGCGGGTGAGCTCAGCGAGCAAAAGCGGCTCACCATCTGGTTCAACGATCAGGTCTGGCGGGCGGCGAACCTGCGGCTGGATACCCTCAGAGCCGCGCCGTTAACCTGGTTCCCCGGATTGGAAGCGCTGCTCCTGGATTACGGCGACGTGATCGACTGGCTAGAACGCCGCTAATCCGGTCCGACAAAGCGAGCGAGATACCGTAGCTACGGTATCTCGCTCGCTTTGTGTTGCCGTCATCCAGGCATCATGGCCTGCGGTCGTATGGATCGGAATGCATACTATGTGACACCCATGCGACCCACTTATCGCGCAAAACACGCTCGTGCTCCTATTGTCTGTCATTGCAGTACCGGAGAGTCCCGTGCAAGTTCAGAATTGTCCGGACTGCTCAGATTATAAATTGCTGTAGCGACCATCCAATTCGGCGGCAAATGCGTCGGCCTCCTCTGGCGGGCCTTGCACATAGATCATCGTGGTATGGATGTCCTTGTGGCGCAGGAACTGCTGCACCTCCAGAAGATCATGCCCTGAGACTTCGTAGCGATCACGGGCCGCCCGCCTGCGCAGGCTGTGTGTCCCGCCTTTCTCCGCATCGATCCCGGCCAGTTCACGGTACTGGCGGAAGAGAGAGACGATGTTGGACCAGCTCATAGGCTGGTTGCGCCAACCGGGGAAAAGCGGATCGGTGGCCGTGAGATGGCCCCATCGCTCGCTGAGGACCAGATAGGCTTTGAGCGCGACCACCGCGCCCTGCGGAATCTCCGCGCAGTCATCCTTCTCGACGTGCCCCTTGCCTCGCCAGTGGTATACCCAGCCCTCATACTTCTGACCATTTTTGCCTCGCATCTCCTGGATCTCGATGTCCCCCCAGAGCAGGCCCGCGATCTCACGCAGGCGGCGTCCTGTCCGCAAATAGAGCATGAAAAGCGCTCGGTCGCGTGCCCGCCGGACAGGATTGCGTGTGTGCTCCTCGATCGCCTGAAAGAATGCTTTGACCTGAGACGGGGAGAGTTGGCGGCGTTTCGTGGTGGTCTTACCCCAGGCCACGCCTTCGGTTGGAGGCGTCCAGTTCTTGCGCACCAGAGGACGCGTATCACCGTTGCCATTCGGGACGCGGTAGGTCTTGGCATACCTGAAGAAAGCCCCGAGGGCGATCAGGCGGCCATTGCGAGTGTGTGGGCCGACAGGAGTTGACGGATCATCGAATGAGGCGATAAGGTACTGCTCGACATCGCCCTTGGTATAGGTGTCGGGCCGTTTGCCGGGATCGAGGAAGAAACGCCGTAGATGGCCGACGTAGGTCGTGTGTGTGGTCGCTTTCGGATTGCGTGCCCGGATATCTGCCAGGAAATCACGTATACAGCGCCTCCAACCAGGGTGCTTGAATGTAGGCTCAGTTTTTTGGGGAGATGCCACGGGGAATCACCTTCCTGCGCATCGCGCGCAATTCTCCCCAGAAGCTGAGATAAGTATGCCATTTTGATGCTGAGTTTGCAATGGACGAATGTGCTATACTGAGGCCGGGTTAGGTTACGATGGTCATAAACAACATCCCGGTCCTGGCACTGCTCCCGGTAAAGAGCGGTGCTTTTTGTTGTTCTCTTGCCGCTTATCTTGCGCTATAATGAGGCGAAGCAAAGGAGGGCATTCAATGCCAAGTGACTATGTAAAAGACCTTGTTGATCACAAGAGACGAGTGGCGTGGTATTTGCAAATTGCGGCAGGTGACCTGTTCAGACGCGCCACTGTCCATGATAACTCGAAGTTTTCGCCAGAAGAGTTTGAGGCATATGAGGAGGCGTTTCCTGGACTCCAGAGGTACGCCTATGGAACGGACGAATTCAAGGCAGAACTCAAGAAGATTGAGCCTGCCATCCGGCACCATTACAGCGTCAATGACCATCATCCTGAATACTTTGGTGATGGCATCAATGGCATGAACCTCGTTCAGATCATGGAGATGGTGTTTGACTGGCTGGCTGCGTCTGCACGAAGCAAGACGGATTTCACGCACGGCCTGGAGATCAACAAAGCGCGCTTCGGGATTAGTGACCAGCTCTTCGAGGTTATCAAGAATACTGTCCAGCAGTATGCTCCTGAGCGGCTTGCCCCCGATCCGAATACACTCTATCCTGATGTGCTTTTGAGCGGAGGGGAGCATGAAGGGTGAGCAGAGTGATCAAATTTCGGGCCTGGACAGGCAAAGAGATGTTTTATCAAGATAAGCAATATCTTGCATCGTTCATCCGGCGTGCCATACCAATGATCATGCGAGATCACGGGATTGAAGAATGGCGTGAACATGAAAGCTATCTGCCCAATGGTGGCAACATTGACGAATACTTGATGCAATTCACTGGCCTTGAGGATTGTGATGGGGTGGATGTTTACGAGGGTGATATCCTGGACGCGGGCGTCAACATGCCGTATCAGGTCATGTGGGATGAGGAGCGCTTAGCATGGATGGGTAAGCCACAGAACGGGATCTGCTTTCTGTGTGAGATGGATATGAAGCACTATCAGGTTATCGGCAACATTTACGAGCATCCTCAAATGATTATCTGTGTCTGACAGTGCTCCCCTTGCATATGCGTTCGCGTGAGTGTATACTTGCCTTAAAGCGTATCTGAGGTGCGCTATGGCGAAGTTTATCCGCACAGGAGAACTTGAAGCCATTCAGTTAGAAAATGTCCATTCAGACGAGATCCTGTACCTAGAACGAACTGTCGGGCGGATCAAAGCCGAAAATGGCGGATTTGGAAAAGTCTTCATCGAACTGAAACGCGGCTTCGTCTTCTTGATCGAATGCACCACGAGCCAGATCTTTAACCGAGATCGTGGCCAGAAGAATTGAATAATTGGCAACGTAACGAGGCATGATCCCGGACGTTGGCTCTTTCTAAGAGCTGATGTCCGTTTTTTTATTGCAAATTCCTGAGCTCGCTGTCACCAGCCTGAGTCAGACCCCTCTTCCTGGCTCAGGCACGACGGGGGAGGGCACGATGACGACACAAGCAGAGGCGTATAAGCGGGCAGGCTGCCCGCCGATACCACGCAGGCAAGAACCACCGCGCCCCTTTCGCCTGCGCTGGAATAGCCGGAAGGAGCCAGATAGCCGCCGCCGCTCCGACGAGTGGCAGGAGGTTCAGGGAGTGCGCTTTACCGCCCACGATGCGCGCGTGCAGATCGCGTTGAGCAATGGCGTGGTGTGCACGACGCTAGAAGAGCTAGAGGGACTGCTGGCCCGTGGCGGCGACTACGAGATCAAGTGGGACGATGGCCGGGAGTGATGCGCGTCCGATGGCTCCGAGCGCTGATAGCACTGGCCATCCTGGCTGGCATGGCGCTGGCTGTGTGGATGGCCCTGGCTCCGGCACGGTGAGCAGGCGTGAGCTGGCCGGGATGATTGCGGGTATGGCGTTCGTGACGCTGGTGCTGGCCGCGAGCCTGGCGCTGGTGATCGGGCTGGGGATACCGATGCGATGAAAGCGAGGGAGACAATGGTCTGGTGGTTTGTTGGCGGCATTGCCGCCCTGGTGTTGTTTGGTGGCGCGTTTCTGTGGTTTATCCGGGAAGCGATGCGAGCGAGCGATTATGAAGCAAAATGAAAAGACGCCGCCTTTCTATCCGCTTGACCCGAGCGAGAAAGGATATACGCTGACACCTGCTCTGGTCCGTGCTATCGTGGCTGAAGAGGTCCATAAGGCGCTGCATCCCCCTTTGGAGGGGAAGGCGGCGGGCACGCGCCCATCAGCACACGTGATGCTTGTGGCGGACGATGGCACGGTCTGGCGAGGAATGATCTACGCGTCAGGAGAGCGTGAGGCATGAGGCAGAAGCTGATGGTATGGCTCTCTCGACGACGTTGGCGAGAAAGCCGCATAAAGAGAGTACGCAGAGGATGGGGTAAGGTTGCACAACGACGAAGCAGGGGGAGAGCATGAGAAAAACCACCGCGCCCACAGAGTGGTCAATTGTGAATCGGATGGTTTCGATTGACCGGATCACGCCACACCCGCGCAATCCTCGGACTCATCCCGATGAGCAGATGAGACAACTCAAGGCGTCACATGAGCGTTTCTCTCAGTATCGCTCTGTGGTGCTCTGGGAACGTCCTGGCGGTGGGTATGTGCAGGTGGCTGGCCATGGCATCGTGGAGGCCATGAAACAGCGTGGCGAGCATGAGGTACGCGCTGATATCTTGCCTGCCTCAACATCACAGGAGACGATAGACGGTATCCTCGTGGCTGATAACAACATTGCCCTGAACGCAGAGGATGATGATCAGCTCCTGGTTGCATTGCTCCAGGAGCAGGCCGACGCGGGCTACGATCTGGCGTCGTTGGGAACGGATGAGGAGGCGCTGCGGCAGATACTAGAGGCGCTCGGGGATGAGTATGTGGGCAGTGGCGGGGAAGGCGAGGGTGACGGGGAAGAGGACGAGATACCCGAAGAGGTAGAGACGCGGGCGAAGGTCGGTGATATCTGGCAACTGGGTAGGCATCGGATAGCCTGTATCAACAGCCTTGATATCAGTCAGGTAAAACGTCTGTTCACTGACGCCATTCCGCACATGATATGGGCCGATCCTCCCTACGGCCTTGATATAGTCGCCACCAACGGATACGTTGGTGGCGGTGAAGCCTACGATATTCCCTTCGGTGGTGTGAAGCATCGCAAGGGCGATGTGGGCGGCACCGCCGCCCACATGCGCAAGACAGGCAAATCATACCTTGCGGAGCAGCAGCAAGGGCTTAGAGGCTCCGACGGAGCCTCTAAGCCCTTCGGAAGCAAAGCCGTTCGTGGCTCCGACGGAGCCACGAACGTGGTCGAGGTAGGCAAGTACTTCCCCGTCATTGGGGACGATAGCACCGCTACTGCCATCGCGGCCTATAATCTCTGTTCTCAGTATTGGTCTACCGCTGTACAGATCTGGTGGGGCGCGAACTATTATGCGTATGCTCTGCCGCCGTCGCCCTGCTGGATTGTGTGGGACAAGGAGAATACCGGCAACTTTGCCGATGCCGAGTTAGCGTGGTGTAGCGACAAGAGCGCGGTGCGTATCTTCAAGCACATGTGGAATGGGATGCTCAAAGATAGCGAGCATGGCCAGCGGCGCGTACATCCCACGCAGAAGCCATGTGCTTTGTTTTGCTGGTGTGCTGAAAAATATGGAAAACCTGGAGATGTTATTTTTGACCCTTTTTTAGGATCGGGAATCAGCATTATCGGGGCCGAAATGCTAAATGACAACCGTGTGGTCTATGGGTGTGAACTCAGCCCAGAATACTGTGATGTTGTGATCGCCAGGTGGGAGAAGCATACAGGCCAGACCGCCACATTACTGGAACACATTGAGGAGGTAGCTCGTGGCTGAACGGCACAACGCAAAGACTACAACGCGGGATATAAATGCAGCACAGCGGGCAGCTCTTGCGCTCCAGTTGAGGGCCGCTAAAACGAGTTATGCGAAGATTGCTGAGCAATGCGGGTATGCGGATCGTGGCGCGGCGCATCATGCTATTCAACGCGAGATGCAGCGGGTGGTGGTTGCCAATGTGGAAGAATTGCGTCAGGAGGAGGCGGTCACGCTGGATTTGCTGCAATCGGAATGCATGAAGCTGTTTCTGGACAGGAACAACAAAATACGCCTGTTCGCGGCTGACCGGATACTGGCGGTAATGGAGCGCAGGGCAAAGCTCTTTGGCCTTGATGTCAAAGTGGATGGGTTTGTGGGTCCACAAGTGATCATCGAAGAGGTGCCTGCTGGCTACTTAGAGGGGCCACGGAATGAGTAACGCCTCTGTCTCCTATCGCATCAAGGCGCTTGAGTTGCGCGGTGCTTCGCTCTACCTGGGATCATGCACTGATCGGGAGGTCTGTCTTGATGGGCCAGCAGGGACAGGCAAGACCATTGGCGCTCTTTATAAGATCCACCGCCTGCTCGATAAATACGCAGGCGCTCGGGCGCTCGTTGCCAGGAAGACCAGCACTGCACTGGCGGGCGCTGCGATGGTCACGTATCGGGATAATGTGCGCAGGCAACGGACGGACATCAAGTGGTTTGGGGGCAACAAAGTAGAACCCGCCGCCTTTCGCTATCCCAATGGCTCAGAGATGATCGTGAACGGTCTGGACAAGCCAGAGAAAGTACTCTCAGCAGAATTTGACTGGGCGTATATCAATGAGGCCACGGAATGCAGTCAGGAGAATGCTGATTTCGTGCGTATGCGGTTACGTGGGCGTACTGGCGGGCCTGATGTGCCCTATCGGCAACTCATTATGGACTGCAATCCTGGTCCACCGTCACACTGGCTCAATCAGCGAATGCTCAAGGGCACCACGAGGCGACTCAAGAGTTATCACCGTGACAATCCACGCTACTTCGATCTGAGAACACAGGACTGGACATCGGAGGGCAGAGAATACATCTTCGGTATCCTGGGCGGGCTGACCGGCGTCCTCAAGGCGCGGTTTGTAGACGGCAAATGGCAGGCAGCAGAGGGCGTGGTCTATGAGCAGTGGGATAGCGCCGTTCATGTGGTGAGCAAGGCGACGTTGGTCGAGTGGTCCATCCTCAATATCGATGGCACTATCAACCAATGGAAGGTCAGGAAGTTTATCGCCTCAGTAGACTGGGGTTTCACCAATCCAGGGGTCATTCATGTGTACGCGGTAGACAACGACGAGCGGATGTACCTCATGCGAGAGGTCTACCAAACACGTAAGACCATTGATTGGTGGCTAGAGCGAGCTGCCCAACTTCAACAAGAGTTCTCTATCGAAAGATGGCATTGCGACCCGTCAGAACCCGCCTATATCGCGCAGTTTCAGGGGCGTGGGATGCACGCAACCGGTGCATTCAACGATATTGCGCCGGGCATCAGCTTCTTGCAGCAGCGCCTGGCTCCGGCTGGTGATGGCAGGCCGCGTTACTTTGTCTATGAGTACGCGCTCAAAGATCGGGATGAGAGCCTGGCAAGTGCGCATAAACCATTAGGCATCGAGGGCGAGATGGACACCTATATATGGCCGCTGTCGAAAGACGGGAGGCCGGTGAAGGAGATCCCGGTGGACGAAAACAATCATGCGGAAGACGCAGCTCGCTATGCTGTTGCGGGCCTGGACGCCGGGTCCCGCACGATCCGGCGTGTCGAGGATCGTATCACAACCAGGCTAAGAGGCTACTGATATGGCATTCTGGGGGAGACTTATGCAAGCAACACGGGCAGGCTGGAGCGAAGCCAGGCGCACCTGGGATGATCCGGCGCGTGAGATACGCAACCAGGGAGACTATGATCATCATCCGGCGCGGTATAACCGTCTCTGGGCCTATTATAATAATTCGATGTTCGACCAGTTAGCCCATCCTTGGATGCGAAAATATCTCGCGGACTATCGTCTCTTCCCGCGCACACGCTATCTCTATAATCCCGTTGAGCGCCTGGTGGAATTTTACACCGACGCCATCTACCCGGGCGTGTTGAGTGAGGATGGGCGCAACCTGCCTGATGGAGTCTCTATCGCCATTCCGTTTTCTCGGGATACTCAGCCAAATCTCAAAGATGCAATCGCGCAATTCTGGCAATGGTCCGGGTGGCAGGCCAACATGTATCGAATGATCGAAGAGGCGGCGACTCTTGGAAACACGCTCATAGAGATCATCGATGATATGGAGCGGGGCAAGGTCTGTGTGGACTTCATCTGGCCTGGCTATCTTCATGATATTGTTCTGGACAGCGCTGGCAACCTGAAGAGCTATACCGTTGAGTATCCGGCACATGACCGTGCCGGTTTTTACACTTACCGCAAGGAGGTGGACCAACAAGCGTTTCGCTACTACCGCGATGGGGAGCCGTATGACTACGGCTCTGGGGCAGTTGCCCCCAACATGTATACATTCGTACCTGCCGTCTGGGTCCGGCACAAGCCAGGTCCGGGCTACTTCGGCGCATCGGTGATCGGTGGCATTGTGCCCGCGATCGATGAATTAAACGCGCTTATTTCGCAGGTCCACAACCACATTCGCAAGGTGATCGAGTCGCCCGGGATCGTGTGGAGTGACAACAGGATCGATCTCGCGGCGGAGGGCGACACTGATCGCGATCGCACAAATGACGATCAGAGTTTGCTCCTGCTGCAAGGATCAAGTGGAGGATCATTCTCTCCGCTCGCTGGCAACCTGGACCTGGCGGGCGCTGATCTCTCCGTCGCGCGCCTGTATAGCGAGATCGAACGGCGGCATCCTGAAATCACGTTCTACGAACAACTTCGTTCCATGTCTCAGGTCACCGGCCCGGCGGCTCAGCGCCTCTCTGGCGACGTTGAGAGCCGTGTGCTGCGGGCGCAAGCCTCCTATGACCAGTCGAGTATGAGCCTGTTTCGTATGGCGGTTGCGATCGGCGGCATGCGTGCCAACTCTGGCGCGTGGGGGCCACTCAACAGGCAGCAGGCGAAATTCAAGCCATTTGGGCTGGATTCTTATGCGAATGGTGTGCTCGACATGGCCATCATGCCGCGCCCGCTGATCAACCCGACCAGACTTGAGGGAGCACAGGAGAAACAAGCGCAGTGGACGGGCATTGGGCTTGCGGTCACGGCAGGCGTACCGCTCGCGTTTGCCATGCGAGAAGAGGGCTACACAGACGAGGAGATAGGGTCGATGAACGAGGATCTGGCGGCAAAGATCCAGCAGGACCAGATGGCCTTGAACGAAGATGTCGTGCCCGCAATCGGGCAATGATACGAGAGAGAGGAGAACGAGCAGATGGGCGGCAAACCGAGCAAAGGAACCAAAAAGGACAAGCGACTCAAGGGCAATAAAGCAAAGCCAGCGGCTACGTCGGGATCGTATTCTATGCCCATGAAGAAGATGGGAGGCATGAAGTGATGGCTCAGCCAGCGAAGAAGCCGAAGCGCGTTCCGCTCGGGAAGCCCATTGATTGGACCGATGAGGACATGGCCGATATGGCAGATGTACACCTGGGGGATCTCAAGGCGGCAGAGGCGCTCTGGGAACGGGACGCGCCGACGAAGTATCGATCTCTCTTGAGGGCGTCAGTCTTGAAAGGTGAGAAGAAGCAATGAGAGCGATCAAGTATCGCGTGTGGGATACCTACGACCGAAAAATGAGTCTTGTTGCCAGTCTCAGTTTTGGCGACGATGGAAGCGCAAGAACCGTCATCGCCGAATCAGCGCCAAAGGGTATCATCTATAATCCGCTCGTCCATGGCGAGAACGGTACTCTCATGCAATTCACTGGTTTCACAGACCGAAACAAACACGAGATCTACGAGGGCGATATCGTTAAGGCGTACCCCTATGGCTGGCCGAAACCAGGGCAAAAAATAGGTGTGTACGCAGTGATGTTTTCAGAGTTTGAGGGCATGTGGATTCTCAAAGATGATCGTGATGTGAAGGATTGTCCGCCGCTCTATACGGGCGGTGTCCTGAGCAGGACGAACCAATCTCTTGAGGTCATTGGCAACATTTACGAGAACTCGGAGATGATTAGTGGCCAGCCCTAATACGTCCCAACTCAGCCAATATCAATACGATCCGTCTTCAAGGCGCTATCGTAACCGGTCCAATGGCCAGTATCTCTCAGCCAAAGAGGTGCGCTCAGCGGTCGATACCATCATCGATATCGAGACGCTCAAGATGCGTGACCTTGCGCAATCGCTGGTTGATGGCAAGATTGCGCTATCCGACTGGCAGGTACAGAGCGCATCATTGATCAAGAGCCTGCACGTGGCCATGGGGCTGGCAGCCAACGGCGGATTGGAGAACACGAGCAATTCAGCGCTCGGCTTCCTCGGCTCACTGGTCAAGAAGCAGTACGCGTTCCTGAAACAATTTGCACTGCAAATCAGGAACGGCACACAGGCACTTGACGGCACGCTGGTGAGCAGATCGGCGCTCTACACGCAGGCCAGCAGAGGCACGTACGAAGCCGTCGTGACACAATCCGCTGTAGACGGTGGCATGACTGAGGCCAGAAGCGTGCTCGGATTGGCAGACCATTGCGGGGATTGCGTGGAACAGGCGTCTTTAGGCTGGCAGGATATAAATGATGTTGTGCCAATAGGTGATAGGAAATGCGGAGCCAACTGTCATTGTGGCCTTGAGTTTCGCGGGAGTACGCAAGAATGAATGAACCTGAAGGATATTCTAGGCTCGGCCAACATGGCGGTGTCTACTATGTCGATGTCCAGGGCGCAACCAACACAACACCCACACAGAAGCGTGTCGGGATTGGCGGCAAGCGGCATCCTGACATCACATTAGATGCCGATGAGTCGCTCGTTCTTCTCGCGTGGCTCAAGCAGGAAGAGGCAACGCTGCAACAACTGGCAAAGGAGACCAAACAGTGACCGATGAGCAGCTCCACCTGATAGCGAGGATGTTGGACCAGATCAGCAACGCCAATCCTATTGTGGCCAGCGGCTTGCAGGGCATACTGGTGAGCCATTGTCAGCATTGTGGTGCGATTGGGCAGAAAGAGGGTGAGCGTGTCAGGTATGACCACACGGATGATTGCCTGCTTGCCCTGAATGCACGGCTCCAGGCGACGATAAAGGAGGGCGATTGAGTGGGACGGAAAGGGACCAGGGGATGAGTGAGATAGGCGATGTAAAGCCCAACTACAAGTTACAGCCTGTCGTGCTCTATATAGAGCAACGATTGGAGTGTGACACCTGTGGCGCATTGGCGGTGATCCTGTCATTGCGAGAGGTGGGGCGCGAAGACGATGGTGAGCGGATTTTAGCACGAAACGCCTATTGCCAGGATTGTTGGCACAATTTCATCAACGAGGAAGACGATGAGTGAAGAGCGAGAGGAGATCGAGCGGCAATGAGCGAACAAAAGACATTCGCAGAGGAAGTACAAGAACTGCATGATGCATGGATGCGGCTTATAGAGCCGTTTGTGCAGATATTGACGCGCATGGGTGAGTGGGTGACACGAGGTATTGAATGGGTAATCGAACGAATAACCGAGGGGTGAACCGTGATGGAAATCCGAGAAACACAGGATAGTGAGCGAATACTCTACGTAGAGACCCGCTCGCATGAAGAGAATGAACTGCTCCTCAAAGCATTGCTGGCCCTCTCGCATGTTGAGGTAAAGCAAGTTGGCGAAGCGTGGCAGTACACCATCACGCCGAAGACATCAGAGGAGAAGAAGTGAACGAACATGCCCGCGTTGTCCCTCACGGCTTTCTCCTGGATTTCTTTGAACGATTGCCGTGGCCGGACAAGCCATTCTGCTATGCCCATGGCCATCCTGACCCGCATGATGATGGCAGAGATATGCAGGCGCGAGGCAGAGACGACGCATGGAATTGGCAGTATGTGGCAGAGATGCAGCATGTGGATAACCAGTGAAGCCTCTTGACGGTTAACCACCTTGACTATTATGAGAAAGTAGATTACACTATGGCTAACGACCCTTCACAAAATCCTACCAACCCACCCCATGGGGGCGAGAGTGGTAGTCCTCCGGCGAATGTCGCCGCCTCGAACTCTCAAGGAGAGCCGAGCAACCTCGAAGCGTTACAGCGCAAACTTGTGGCACTCGAAGACGAAGCGTTTAAGAACCGCGAGAAAGCCCGTATCAAGAAGCAACAGGATGAGGCAGCAGAAGCCGAGCGACAGAAGCAACTCAAAGAGCAAGGCGAACACAAAGCGCTTGCTGAGCAGCTTCAGGCGACGGTAACTGAACTCAAACTCCAGATAGCCGAGCGCGACCGAGAAATAGCACAGCGTGATTATGAAGCGCTCCGTGCTACCGTCGCAGCAAAGCATGGCCTTGCGCCCGCACTTGCGGCACGCCTGCGAGGCCAGACAGAATCTGAGCTAGAAACGGATGCCAAAGAACTGAAGAAGTTTGTTGTTGAGCAAACGCAACAGGCCGGGCGACCTGGCAACGGACCGAATCCGCCGCCTATTAACCCGAATAACCCGGAACTCGCAACGCAAAAAATGGAGGAGCGTATTCGCGCAAGCCGCCGCTACTCTTCTCTCTAGTACACAAGCCTTTTGACCGCTCTTTACAAGCGGGAAGGGATGAGTATGACTACGATCGCAAAAAGCGGGAAGCCGAGTATCTCAACCGGCGCTCCCGATACCTCTTGCTCTGTCTCTGGTCTGATTGCCGGAGAAGCACTGAGCGCCGCTGACGCTTGCTACATCAAAACGAGTGATGGCAAAGTCTACAAGTCTACCGGGGCGGCTGCCAACGCAGCGGCGGTGGTTGATGGCTTCGCGCCGGATGATTGCCCGATCGGCGAAGCCACGTCTCTCTACTGGGATGTGAACTTTCGCTATGGCGCAGCTCTCTCTCCAGGCTCTTTTGCCTACCTGAGTGCCACAGCAGGACTGCTAGATACTGCTGCCACAACTGGCGGGCTGGTTCCCATTGGTCGCGTTATCGATGCCACGCGCATCTATCTGTTCAAAAGCTATTAGGCTTCTGAGAAAGGAGCCGAGATGGCTTTCGGAACTTTAAGCGTCTTTGATACGATTGGCGCGCGCCAGATCGCGGCGGGAGACCTGCTCAAGACGTATGATGAGCAGCAATTAACCGCTGAAGTTCAGCGCTACCTGAATATCCATAATGCTCTGATGCAAGAGATGGTCAATGATCTCGTCGTCCCCACGATCGAGCGCTTGATGACCTGGACTGGTGTCGCGGACCAGATCAACATGATTCGTGCTGATGAGTTCAGCCGACCGGATGTACAAAAAAACCTGAACGTGCCTGTTACGATGGGCATTCCCCTCTATAACAATCAGGTTGGTTGGGGTGTGACGCGCCTCTTCATGCAGACCAAGACCATCGGGGATCTGGAACGCATCATTCTTGGCGTAACCGACGCGGATAAACGCGACATGCTCAATAGCATCGGGTACGCGCTCTTCCATCCCACCAACAACACAGCCTATCTGGACCGCCGCGTCGATAGCGCTGCTTTAACCTTGCGAGCCCTGCTCAATGCGGATAGCACCTATATCCCGCCAGATCAGTATGGCAACACCTTTAACCCGGCAACACATACCCACTACCTGGCTACCGCCTCCTTTATTGCCGCGAACCTGACCTCGCTCGTCACCACTGTCATGGAGCACTACCCACGCGGTTCCATGCGTGTCTACATCAACAGCGCGCAGGAGACCACTGTACGCGGATTCACGGGCTTCTATCCGTACTTTAACCCTGCCTTGACCGTGGCGAACAACATCACTGTGGCTAATGGGCAGGCTCTTGACATGAGCGACCCCTATAACCGCGCTATTGGCATCTTTGATGTGATCGGCGGCGCACAAGTGTGGGTCAAACCCTGGGTTCCACCCAACTATGTGTTTGCCTACAATACCGACGCTCCCAAGCCGCTTGCCATGCGTACCCGTGACGCAGAAATGGGGAGTCTGCATATTGCAGCGGACTTTGAGACGTTCCCCCTACGTGCGCAATTCCTGGAGCATGAGTATGGGGTCTCCGTGATCGAGCGCAGCAATGGGGCTGTTTTGTATACCGGTTCTGGCACCTATGCCGAGCCAACATTCGCCTATTAATCAGGCAGAAGAGGAGACGCGCGACTATGGCTGACAAGGAGAAAGCGAAGCCTGAAGGAGCGGACACAGTTGAAGAGCCCACGCCACGTCTGGATGTCACCGTACCAGGCGGGTGTTATGTCATGGGCGACCGCGTAGTCGACGCGAACGGCATACCCAAAGAGGGATGGACGGTGAAAAACGGCGTTGCGGTAGGGCCAGGTACGACGCCCGCAAAGAAGGGCAAAGATGCTCCGTCCGACGCTCCGCCCGCTAGCCCGCCCAACGGGAGCTAATTATGGATAGGGCCTCAGCAGTGACGTATCTGACCACTGAATTCGCGGAGTTGGCCACGTATGCACAATTCGACGTGAGCCAGATCGCGACCGCGTACAGCACGGCTACCGACATGGCCCTTCGGCAGTTGGGCTATCCCGAGGATGTGCTGGCGACGACGGTTGTTCCGCAGGCTCAGGTCATGTCATACCTCGCGCTGCTGACCTATCACGCGCTCAGGCGCTTTGCACGCCTGCTCAGCGTGCAATTCACGGTCACGCTCTCAGGTAGCGTCCAGGCCATGCGCAATCAGGCATTTCAGCAGGTGAGCGCCTTGCTCGCGCAAGCGGAGCAGGATCTGGTGGCGCTGGGCGTGGATCTCGCTGGTGCGAAATCCTTCCAGTTGGGCAGGCTCAATCTGGATTTCTTGGAGCCGTCCGCGCAAGGCGAGTTCTCTGCGCAGCGGTGGCCCGACGCCTATGGAGGCTGGTGATGGCGTTGTTCGGTGACGCACAAATGACGGAGATGCGTGCGCTCTTTGCCGGTCTGGCCTGTCGGGATAATTGCCAGGTAGACCGCGTGTCGGTGGGCAATCCTGACGGATTGGGCAGCCCAGGCGGGAGCAGTAGCACGGTCGGCACCTACAAAGTTGACGTAACCCTGCCAACCGCCGGGGAGATCGCGGAGTACGCCAGCCAGATCGGCGATCTGCTCACGTGGCTGGTGTCCTTCCCTTACGGGACGGATATCAGGAAAAACGATGTCCTGAGCGTCAAGGGGCGCAAGATGACTGTACAGGCCACGCTTGATCCTGACAGTTATGAGGCGTTTACCCAGGTTTTGGCAAGCGAAATTGTTTGATAAACACACAAAAGGAGAGCCATCATGGCATATCACGATAAGGCCGCACACGGCGCGCCTGAGCCCGAAGTACACACCATCAACGGCAGGCCGACCAAAGTGGGCGACGCTGTTCACTATAGCCCGACTAGCGGTATCCCGCGCAAGGCAACCATCAAAGCCCTGGAGCCCGATGGGCGCGCTGATCTTGAGGACGAGGACCAGCACACCTATGCCGCCGTGCCCCATAGCGCCATGGGCGGATCGCATACCTGGGATCACGCGCAGAGCTAAACACAGCGAGAAAGGAGGCGCGTGATGCCGATTGACTTCAACCATTGGGGGGCCGCTGCTGACGCGCTTCCTCGCATCCTGGCTCAGATGGTCGAGAAGGGCGCAGACGCCTTCGTGTGGGGCATCCAGGAGCACATCCATATCAATGGACAGATCGATACGGGCGCGATGGTAGGCAGCGTTCACAAAGAGGAGAGCGGCGATCCGCTAACCAAAGAGATCCATATTGACGTGCCTTACTGGATCTATCAGGACCAGGGCACAAGATTCCTTCCCGCCCGCCCGTTCGTAGCACCCGGATGCGAGGAGGCTCGCCCGGTCTTTGAGGAGGCTCTGTCCAGATTGGATGAAAAGCTCACTGAGGCAGTCGGATGAGTGTTCATGAGATTGCCGCTGGTCTGGCCTGGATTTATAGCACCTGCGCGGGTGACAGCACGCTGTTGGGCCTTGCGCCCGGTGGCATCTATCGCGGCGCAGCACCGGCAACGGACAGTAGCGGTAATCCGCTGGCCATGCCGGTCGTGATCTTCGGGTTTCAGGCCGGGAGCATCAAGACGACATTCAACGGCTACCGCGTGCTCACACGAGCGCTCTTTCAGATTAAGGCCACTGGCCTGGGATCAGATACCGTGGCCGTGGCGAATGCGGCAGAGCGACTCGATGAGCTCTTCGGCGGTCCGACCAAGGGCACGGTCACGGGTGGCCGGATTGACTCATGCATCGGAGAAACGCCACTCCAGTACGATGAGCCCGCGATTGCAGGAAAATATTTCACGCACTTCGGCGGGATTTATGAGCTTCTCATAGAAAAGACGTAGGAGGTGCATAAGTGCCCGAAATATCTACAGTAAATCAACAGGTGCAACTGGGAGCCGAAACGACGCCCGGTACCGCAGTACCTGCAACGAAGCTCCTGGAAAACCTTACCGTCGCCATGACGCCGAATCCCGATGTCAAAACTTACCGAGGGACCGGCAGGCGTTGGGCGTCGAGTTCCGCCCTCAACCGGGAATGGACGGATGTCAAACTCAGTGGTGATCTCGACTATCAAGATTTCATCTATCTGGCCAGCGGCGCATGGGGCGCGCCCACGCCCGCGACACACACGGGCGGTACACTGTCCAAAGATTGGATCTGGACGCCTCCCGTGAGCGGCTCAATTACCCCAAAAACGTATACGGTCGAGCAAGGCGACGCAACACGCGCCCATCGTGTCGCCTATGGCGTGATTCAGGGCTTCGGCTACAAGGGCAGCCGCAAGGATGGGTTCACCGTCACTGGCGATATGCTTGCGCAGGCGTTTGTTGATGCTGTGACCATGACCGCCACACCCACAGCGGTCGCGCTTGCCCCCTGTCCCGGTGCCAACGTCAACATCTACATCGATCCAACCAGCGCGGCGCTCGGTACCACGCAATTCCTCCGCGCTTTTACCTTCGAGTATGAGTACTCATCGGGTTTCGATGGGTTCTGGCCGCTCAACCGCGCGAATGTCTCGTATGCCGGGCACGTGGACACCACGCCAAAGAACACCTGCAAGTTCCTGCTTGAGGCCGATGCAGCGGGCATGGGTGTGTACACCCATCTGCGTGCCGGGGATACCGTGTACGTCCGCTTCGACGCTGTAGGGCCCATCATCGAGTTGGCCATCACCTACGCTATCCAGCACGACATGGCCATCAAACTCCTCTCCGTAAGTGAGTTCAAAGACGAGGGCGGCATCTTTGCGATCGAGTACACGGGCGAGATCATCGAGGATGCTGCGTGGGCGTCCGGGCAATCACAAAAATTGACCGTCACCAATAAATTGACCGCTTTATAGGAGTCGTATGCCAACACTGAGCCAAGTTGCCGCGAACAAAGCCTCTATCACCTTCGCGTGGGGAGACCTGACGTTCCACATCGAATACTATCCCGGCAAGATGACCGGAAACCTCATTGCGGAGGTGGAAGCCAACGAAGACATGGAGACCATGGGCCGCTTTCTCGTCGGCGTCCTGGCCTCCTGGGATCTGACCGAAGACGACGACGTGACCATGTTCCCACTGGAGGTTGAGCGCTTCGGGGAAATCGGCCTGCCGTTCCTGATGGGCGTGTTTTACGCCATGGTCAACGATATGCGCCCGGAAGCGGAAGCGCCTCAGACGAAGACGAAGAAAAGGGGCTGAGGCGCTATCTCGCAACGGACGGATTTACCGGCGTTTGCCCGGACTGGTACGCAGTGTTTCAGGCAGCGAAGTATCTAGGGGTGGCTCCATGGGAGGTGCTAGGGCATTCGATCTGGTATCAGGATAAGGCGCTCAAGGCCATTGTGGCCGAAAACAAGGCACAGAAAATCAGGGATTCTCAGAGGAAATAGCCATTGCCGACGATAAGCTCACTGGTTGGTGAGGTAAGAATAGTTGGTGCATCAACCGCACAGAGCCAACTGCAAGGCGTCAATAAGGCCACAGAAGAGACCAAAGGTGGCTTTAAAGGGATGCTCGGCGGTGCTATGTCCTTCGCCGGGGCAATCGGCATTGCGAACCTCGCCTCAGATGCGTTTGGCTTCCTCAAAGATCAGGTCGGCAAGATTTTCACTGAAAGCCTGAGCGCGGCGGCAGGCATGGCCCAAACCGTATCTGTACTTCACTCCACACATGACGCCTCTGGCATGACTGCGCAAGCGGTGGCTGATCTGGCAACACAAATGAGCCATCTAACCCTGTTCAGTGATGATACTGTCCAGGCCGCTGAAAACATGTTGTTGACCTTTACAAACATTGGCAAGAACGTCTTCCCGCAGGCCACAAAGACGGTTTTGGACATGTCGCAGGCATTGGGTCAGGATACAAAAAGCTCTGCCATCCAACTCGGCAAGGCGTTAAACGATCCGATCAAGGGTGTGACCGCCCTCCAACGCGTTGGTGTGACCTTCACGCAGGCACAGAAAGACCTGATCAAGTCGCTGGTGGATAGTGGCAACGTCGCCGGGGCACAAAAGGTCATCTTGAAGGAGCTCCAAACCGAATTTGGCGGGTCAGCCGCCGCCGCTGGCCGCACCTTCCCCGGCCAACTCAAGATTTTAGGGCAGAGTCTGGATGATATCAGACAATCCATCGGTGACGCGCTCATGCCTGTGATGAAGCAACTCACCTCGTGGGTCTCGGCCAATCTGGTCCCTGCCTTCAGCCGATTCAGCGCGTGGTTCACCTCAACCGGTCTTCCCGCGCTTATGCAGTTCGGGAGCTTTATCCGGGCGAATGCCATTCCCATCCTGGCTGGCCTGAGCGTGGTGATCGGGACGCTCCTGGTTGGCGCGGTCTGGTCCTTCACGGCGGCGTTGCTGGCTAATCCCATCGTGCTCATTATCGCGGGGATTGCACTCGCGGTCGGCCTGCTCACGGCTGGATTCATGGCCCTCTACAACAACAATGCCGGTTTTCGCTCATTTATTGATGGGGTTGTTGGTGGATTCAAGGCGGCTGCGGGTTTTATCAATGCCAATTTTCTGCCAGCCATGAAAATGATTGGGGATTGGATCAAAGCCTATGTGTGGCCGGTCCTGCAACAACTCGGCGCGTTTATCGCGAGCGTGTTCGTGCCGGTGTGGGCGCAACTCGTGGACCTGTGGAACTCAGAACTCTTGCCCATCTTCAAGCAGCTCCAGCCTGCCCTCCAGCAGCTGACACCGCTTTTCCAACTGCTTGGCATCATCGTCGGCGGGGTCGTAGTCGTCGCGCTCGGTGTGCTCATTGGGGTTATTTCCGGGGTCGCAAAGGGCCTGGGTTACTTTATTGAGGGCCTGGCGCGCGTGATCTCAGGCGTGATACAGATGTTCACCGGGATAACTCAGGTGGTTTCAGGGGTTGTTCAGTTTATTGACGACCTGATACACGGACGCTTTAACAAACTGAGCTCGGATCTGGGCCTGATCTGGCAGGGCATCATTAACATTTTTTCCGGGGCATGGAAGGTCATTTCTGGCATATTCCAGGCCGCATGGGGGCTGATATCGGGTATCGTCGGGGGATTCGTGCAGGGCATCGTCGGCTTTTTCACGGGCCTCTATCACCGGCTCGTGGGCGGCTCTATCGTGCCAGATATGATCAACGGGATAGTAACGTGGTTCCAGCAACTACCAGGGCGTGCGGGCGCGGCCATCGTCAATATGGTCACGTCGGTGCTCACCAAACTCGGCGGATTGGCGGCGCAAGGGCTGACGTGGGCAGGAAATTTTGTGTCTGGCCTGTTTAACTCGCTCAATAATCTGGCCAGCCGAGCCGGGACGGCTATGCAGAACGCGACAACCAAGATACTGGACGTGCTCGGGGGGATGATCAGTGATGCAGCCCAGGCTGGAGCCAATATCGTGACCGCGATCGCGAATGGCATCCTCAACACGATCGAATCGGCCATCGGAAATGCTATGGGGCAGGTGGGGCAATTCATCTCAGACCACTTGCCCCATAGCCCGGCGAAGATAGGGCCGCTGGTAACACTGGCTCAGGCCGGAGCCAATATCCCAGGAGAGATCGCAAAGGGCATGACCGCCGGGATACCGAAACTACAATCGAGCCTGAACATGATGCTCACGCCGGTCCTGCCATCGGGTGGCCTGACCATGCCTTTCGGCGGCTCTCTTGCGCCCTCAGCAGGGGCGAGCCCGACGATTGTGATCAACGTGCAGCCAAACGACATCAGCCTTGACGGTGTGCGGCTGTCACGGGGACTGTTGCCCTATATCACTGATGCGTTGGTTTACAACGTTTCTGGCGGGTTTGGGAGGTAATATGACATTTACTTCCTATTCCATGACAATCGGCGGGAATCCCGTCACGGTGGAATCGACTTCTATGAGTGCGAAGAGCACCATCGGCAGGCGCGGGGAACTCAGGGCACGTGTGGTCGATCCGTTGGGGACGAATCACTGGCAACAGTATCAGCAATGTGCGATTTTCGATCAGGCGGCGACGCTCATCTGGTCGGGCTATCTCACCAGCCCGGTTGAGAGTAAGCCCGGCTTTAGCGCGACGCTTGAAACCTCGCTGACCGCGACCGATCAGCATTATCTTGCGGATAAGCGGGTGATCGCGGCGGTCTATCGCAACCGGACCTGTGGCTACATGGTCCAGGACATCGTGACCACCATCCTGGCTGCTGAAGGCGTGACCATCGGGACCGTTGCCCCTGGCCCTGTCGTGCCGTTTGCCAACTTTGGGTATACCACCGTGGCCTCTGCCTTGGATGCGATCGTGGCGGCGGCTTCCTCAAGTGGCACGCTGTATTACTGGATGATCGACTGCAACAAGGCCATCTGGTTTGTGCCCTATACGGCCATTCCGGGCGCGGCGGTTGACGGCACCATGATAGACGATGGGCGTCTGTCCGGCGTTATCCCGAGCGTGACCCGCGCCAATCCGCTCTACCGCAATACACAGTACGCGATCGGTGGGGTGCAGCAAACGAGTGTATTAACTGAAATACACGTAGGGGATGGCAACACGCAATCGTTCTCGATGGGCTTCCCTCTGGCTCTAGCTCCCACGATCACGATTAACATCGGCTCTGGCTATGTCTCTCAAACGGTAGGACTGAAGGGCCAAACTGGCTATCAATGGTATTGGGCGCAAGGCGATCCGGTCGTGACGCAGGACAGCAGTGGGACCAAACTACGGGGGGCGCCGAGCAACGATCTGTTAAAAGTAGTGTATACCGGACAGACACCCGCGATCTTTAGCGCGTCCAATGCGGCCCAGATCACCGCGCAGGCGGCTATTGATGGCACGAGTGGGATTGTGGAATCGGTGCTGACTGATAACACGATTGCGACAGCGGCTGATGGACTGGCTAAGGTCCATCAGCAGTTGACCCAGTACAGTATGTCTGGCTCGCTTTTCAAGTTCGCGACACAAGATCCTAGTTACCAGGCAGGCCAGCTTATCCCGGTCACATACGCGCCGCATGGCTTCTCATCTACGCAGATGCTCATTTCGGAGGTGGACGCAACTGATCAGCAGGGGAGCCTCGGCCTGTGGTTTACCATCTATGCCGTCACCGGACCTTACGATACCAACTGGACGGACTACTTTGGTAATATCCTGGCACCTGCTACTGTTGCGAACTCAATCAATTTAGGCATATCGCTGGATGTGCCGTTGTATCCGTCAACCACGCTATACCCGTCAACCACGCTTTTTCCTGGATGATACAGAGAATGAGAGGTGTGCTATCGTTTTTGTGACTTACAGCAACGTCGGTCCCTTCACGAATAATAATTCGCCGGGGATCAGCAGTACCTTCCTGAACAATATCGAGAGCTTTCTCGATCAGATTGACAGCCCGATCGTTACAGACGCGAATATCAGTGCGGTGGGTGGCACCATCACCGCACTCGGTCTTATTGTCAACGGCCCTATTGCACCCAACCCGGCGAGTCACTCAATTAACGGCGGCACAAGTGGAACGGCAAAGCTCTATCAGGTTATGCAAGGCACATATAAACATGTACTGGTCTATTGTTCGAATTTTCGTACAGGCGGATCGAACCAAAGTATTGCGATCCCTGTCCCGTTTACTGCTGGCGCACTCATTCGTAGCGGCAACGTCAATGACGCAGGAGATGGGATCTCACTCCTGGCAGGCGGAATTACGCAGGCTCTCAATATTATCACCGCATTGTCAGTCAGCGCAGGCACCGTGTCCAGCTCGTCATACCTCAAATCCTATTCGTTTGGGGAATGCCCGACCGCGTTCGACACGGTCCAATGGACGAGCGGCGGGACGGCAGGACACACGGGCTTCTTCGAGCTTGTGGGGATTTAGTACATGCAGGCTCTAGGGGTGTCAATATGAGCGTATTCAGACCACAGCGGTCACCGCCGCACCAGGAAACGAGCACCGCACAGTTGCAGGAGTACGTCACCATGCAGATGACGCTCTCTGACAGCAACACCAATCAGCGCATTGATCAATTGCGCATCGTCATTGATGAGCGAGATAGGCAATATGGAATCCAGTTTCGGGCTGCCGAGGTTGCCGTAGGAGCCGCATTTGACGCGCAGAAGGCAGCAATGGAGGCTGCTTTTGCCGCATCGAAAGAAGCTATCGGCAAAGCCGAGGAGGCACAACGGGCATATAACGTCGTACACAATGATCTCAGTCGAAAAATGGAACTACAGGGCAAAGAGACAATGCCCAGACCAGAAACGCTGGGGTTATTCGAGGCGGTGAATCAGAGATTCCTCGCTATGCAGACCAACTATGAAAATAGATTGGATAGTCAGAAAGCCGCTCTTGAAAAGGATATCGAATCACTGACAACACAGGTGGTTAGCCTACGTGAGTCACGTAGCGAAGCAGGTGGCACAAAAACAGGCACTCGTGATCTGTGGGGCTACTTCGTGGCGGCGGCTGGTCTGGCGCTTGCTCTGGTCTTTCATTTCGTCAAATAAGGAGGCATTATGCTACTCAACTTTAACTTTCTGGCTATACTCAACCTTATGATCATCATCCTCTGGCCAGCCACGGGCACGTACACCGGCACGAGGAGCAGCGTGTTCCGGGTGATCATGATCATTCTGACCATCATTGCCGTGGTGCTGGATATCGTGTTTCTTGCACAGATGCTCATTCACGGATAGGAGGATTATATGACCTTTGGTCTCGACTACGTCACCGGGCCACCTATCGCCGCCATGCTGGCGCACAATCCGCCGGTCTCATTCGTATGCCGCTACCTGAGCTTCGTCAACGATCTGACCCAGGTGAAGTTGCTTCAGCCATTGGAGGCAATGGCGCTCGGCAAGGCAGGTCTCGCCATTGTCTCGAATTACGAGTGGTACGCAGACCGGGCGAACGAGGGCGCAGCATCCGGCATTCAGGACGCGAAGATAGCCACCGCGCAACATGCCGCAGCCGGAGGACCGGCGGATCGCCCGATCTACTTCAGTGTAGATTTCGACACGGGCGCGACACCGGCCATCATCGACTACTTCCATGGTGTCGCTTCGGTCCTGGGTTCGCATCGCGTCGGCGCGTACGGCTCGTATGCGCTGATCAAGGGCTTGTTTGACGCTGGCGCGATCTCGTGGGGGTGGCAGACCTATGCGTGGTCCGGCGGTGCATGGGAGCCTCGTGCCCACATCCAGCAATACCAAAACGGCGTCACGCTGGCGGGCGCTGATGTCGATTATAATCGCTCGCTAAAGGTCGACTTCGGCCAATGGCTCCCAGGAGTAGGCTCTATGATTATCCCATCTGGCTGGCATGACGCCAACTCAACCCTTACCGCACCCAATGGTGTCCCTGTCGTACACGGCTTTCGTGATCACGTACTCAACTTCCCCGGCGGATGGCCAGCAGGCAATTGGCCGCTCGCAAAAGAAGCGATGCGTACGCCATTGGAGGACGCCAATCCTGGCTTGGGCGGCGGCTCGTTCCAGCTTTTCCGATGGGCGCTCCTCGAATACACGAAGGATCGCGGCGTCTTTGATGCCTGGGTCGGTCAGGAGCTCGCCAAGGCACGCGCGGAGATCGCCGATTTGAAGGCAAAATTAGCAGCATTACCAACTCCCGGCCCCGTGGACACCACAGCGCTGCTCGCCGCCATCGATGCCATCCCTGATGCGGTGGCCAAAGCGGTGGCTCTCGCAACAGCGCAGGCGGTCGCGGCGGTGAAGAAACTTTAGGTGATTGAATGACAGCGTTGACGGTATTACTCGCAGACGCGGCAAGCACCACGCTTGGCACCGCAAAGAAGCTGTATTCCATTGTGGGATCAGCGAACTCGGGCTATCCGTTCTACGCCACCACTTTTAGCACCTCAACCGGGTTTGGCGAAGTCTACAATACCAATCATACCGGATGGGCTGCTGGCGGTTCTATTGGCGCGCAATCAGGCAATGGTTTCCTCTGGGACGTGACGACGCTTGAGGCACAAACGATCGCTGCGGGGAACTGGACGCCGAGCGTGCGCTTCACGAGTATGCTCGGCGGGAGCCCTGCCGGGACCATTGTCTGTGACATCATCTGCCGGGCATCAAAGCGGACCAGCGGGGGCGTCTACACGACCATCATGACGGCGACGGCGACCGCGCAGACGATCACTTCGACGGCCACGACATTCAACTTGCCAGCCACATCTGGCTCTGCAACCAGCTTCGCCAGTGGCGATAAGCTGTACATTGATGTATGGCTCAATATCACGAGTGTCACGGGCGGCGCGAATGCCGTCCGCATCAACCGTTTCAGCACCGACACGAGCGGGCTTACAGGCGATCCCAATGCGCAGGTGGTGACTCCCGGCTATGCGCCGAGTGTGACGACCAGCACTCGGACAGTGACAGCCACGGCAGCTCTGCTCACCACAAAAACACGCACCGTCACCGCAACAGCGGCGCTTCGTGTGACCGCTTCACGCACGGTTACAACCACATCCGCTCTCAAGGTCACATCATCCCGGACGGCCAGCGCGACAGTAGCTCTCCTCGTGACCAAATCACGTACGGTGACGGATACCGCTGCCATCAAGGTCACGAAATCACGTACGGTAAGCGCGACAGCAGCACTCAAGACCACCAGCACAAGGACTGTCGCCGACACGACGGCATTGCGAGTAACTGCGGCGCGTACGGTCAGCGCAACCGCTGCTCTCCTGCAAACAAAGAGCAGGACCGTGACGGATACCGCTGCCATCAAGATCATCGGGAGCCGCACGGTCGGAGCCAGTGCCGCTCTCCTGACGACCCCCGCGCGATCGGTCACGGCTACTACGGCTTTGCGCGTCACCAGTTCCAGGGCGGTCAGCGATACCACTGCACTCAAGGTTACGGCCTCGCGAACGGCCTCAGCAACGGCGGCGTTGCGGGTCACATCGGCGCGAACAGTGATCTCTACCGCCGCCTTGCTGGTGACGCAAACTCCCCGTACGGTGAGCCCATCAGCCGCACTGTCCACATCGTCAACGAGGACGATCACGACGGCAACGGCGCTGCTCGTGACATCGAAGCTCACCGTGAACGATACCGTAGCCCTCCTAACCACACAGGCGCGTACGGTGGGAGCAACAGCAGTGCTGAGGGTCACGGCAACCAGAACCGTCACGGCGTCAGCAGCATTGCTGGTCACGAAATCGAGAACCGTCCCCGCGACCGTGGCCTTGAGCAGCAATGCCACTATCCGCACCGTCTCGACCAGCGCCGCTCTCCTGGTGGCGCAAGCCAGGACCGTCACGGCGTCGGCTGCTCTCCTGGAGAGCAGCGCGCGAACCATCACCGCAACAGCGGCCATCAAAATAACGCCTGCACACACGGTCCTCGCGACCGCTGCCCTGCGTGTAGTCGCATCCCGCACCGTGACCCAATCCGCTGCGCTGCGAACGACCACGAGCCGGACCGTAGCCACGTCAGCCTGCCTCCTGGTTACATCCACCCGCACAGTCACGGAATCCGCCGCTATCCGGGTCACGGAGGTTCGCTCAATCGGGGCCAGCGTAGCGCTGTTGCAGTCGGCCCATCGGACTGTCCCGGCATCAGTGGCTCTTCTCACGACCAGCAGACGCACGGTCACGGCAGTCGTGGCCCTGCAAGCCATCCGTATCGTCCCCTGTACGGCGGCCATCTCGGCACCTGCTCTGCAAGGCGACCATATCACACTTTCCGCACGTAGCGGGAGGATCACCTTTGTCATGCGCAGCGGTGAGATCACGCTCACTGCTCGCAATGGAGATATCACGTTTTTCGAGTAGATCAATAAAGGAGTAACAACATGTCTGCGGCCACGGTACAAGCCCAGCTAGGAACCGGAGCATCGGTTTCTTATGCAAATGCGGAAGGTGGGATCGTTTTCAATTTGGCGGATTCGGGTTCTGATACCACGACCCCTATCGCCGTTCCTACCGCAACAGGAACCGTCTTCTCGTGGATCAAAAACCTTGTCCTGAACGTCACCGCGACCGGGACGACGGCCATGACAAACCGCACCATCAAAATGGGCAGCTCGCCCTCAACCGGCCTTGGCCTCTTCTTCAAAGACGTGGCGCAGGCGAGCTATGCGCAGGCCGCTTCCGGCAACCGTCCAGCGTCTAGCGGGTCGAATGGTGCGACCCCAGCGGGATATACTGCCATGACCACAAGCGCTCAGCAGTGGGACAACACGAGCCACGTAACGAGCAGCACAGGCGCGAACGGCGATCTCGTGGTCGTGGTGCTTTCGGTGGACAACAGTTATGTTGGTGGTCCAGGAACTTCAATTGCGCTTCCTTCGATTATTATGGCATACGACGAAGCGTGAGCCCTGAAGGGTGGTCAGTATGGTGTTCTACGCCAATTTATGGTATAATAAAGCCCTAAACAATGCAAAGCCTGAGCGATGCCGCAAACATCCCCAGGCGTGGACAAACCCAATTAGGAGGTTCGTCTTGGATACCTTACCACCCCGTGAGCACAACGACAATGTTTCGTTGCCTAAAGCTCCTGGAATCTACAAGATCGCCTGCGCCGCTAACGAAAAGATTTATATTGGTAGCGCTTTGGATCTACAGCGACGGAGAGCGGATCACCTTCGGGATCTCCGCAAAAACCGACATGTAAATTCCTACTTGCAACGGGCTTTCAATAAATATGGACAGGAAGCATTCACGTTCGAGGTACTGGAATTGGTGCTTCTTCCAGAGATGCTAACAGCCAGAGAGCAATGCTGGCTTGATAAACTCAAGCCATTCGGCAAGCGTGGCTTTAACATCCTCATAAAGGCAGGATCGGCACTAGGATACCGGCATACATCAGAAGCGATTGCCAGGATCAGCAAAGCCAATACTGGCCGGGAGAGATCGACTGAAACTCTTGAGAGACAGAGTGCTTCCCATCGCGGCAAACCCAGTACATTTAAAGGCAAAAAACACACTCCCGAAGCACGGGAGAAGCTGAAACGAGCACGCGCCAATCAGAAGATGCTTCCCCGTGCTGTGAAGCCGAATGCATACCGAACTGATGGGGGCGTCAGCTACATCACCCTGACCCTCGGGCAAGAAGCGATAATCGATACTCTTGACTTAGAGAACGCGCTGAAAGTGAGGTGGCGGGCGGCATATGATCGGAGAACAGGAAACTACCGCGCACAAGGATCGTTTCATGGGGAGATCATGTTCCTTAATCGGTATCTCACCAGAGCAAAAGAGGGCGAGTGGATTGACCATCTCAATCTCAACACTCTTGATAACCGGCGCGAAAACCTGTGCTTGAGGAATAATCACAGCCACCTGTCAGCCCTCGGCATTTCCTCAACAGGCTTTAGGGGAATAACAATTTACAAAAAGAAGCGCAACAATCGCATAGAAAGCACTACGTACAAGTTCACATGCCAATGCAAAGCATGTAGGATAACCAAGTACTTCCCCTACACCGAAGAGGGATTAGAAGCCGCGCGGATCTTTGCGGAAGTGCATTACGCGGCTATGAATAAGGAGACTTAATGGACAACACACAAGCAACAATGGAAGTCACCATTGACATACAAGATATCTACTCATGGCGTGCAACCTACTCGGATGGCGATCACCTGGACGAGACGCACGCCGTTGGAGGCTTTGGCAGTGTGGATCTGGAGCGATGCACAGCCCTGACGCTGCTCTACATGGAGACGGTCTCCGTTCATACGGTGGCTGTCCCGCCAGGAGCTCATCCTGTCTTCTTCCGCCGCCGAAGCGTGTCGCTCAATCCGCTTGATGGCAACCGCGAACTACGCCCAACCGTCCACTGCATCGGGTGGAAGCAGGGCGAGCAGGCGGTGTATCTCTTCGTTCGCGAGGATGGGAGCACGCTCTTATCCAGCGACCTACAGGCGGTATAGGAGGCTTACCGATGGCAGACGACGACTTCAACCCATGGGTACAAGGCGACACGCTCATGCCGCTCATCGTGCAATTCGACACCCGCAATGGCGAGCTCCCGATTACAGGGAATGCGCTCTCCCTGGTCATGACCAATGGAGCTACCCGGCACGTCGGCACCGGCACGTGGAACATCACGGATGGAGCAGCTGGCCATGCCACGTACACATTCTCGGATGCGGACGTGGCCACACCAGGTACATGGTCACTTCAGGCGAGCAGGACGGTGGCCGGGAAGGTGCAACATACGGACACGAGACTCATGCAGATCGTTGCGCCGCTGTGAGACAGGAGCCCATCATGCAACCACAACCGCCCACACCTATACCCACGCCTATGCCGGTGGACAAGACGCCCATCCAACGCGCTCAGATCAAGTTCTACGAGCAATTGGCGGCGGTCTTCGTATTCAATGCGGTACTCGCTGGCTACACGATTATCTCAGCCAATGCCGCCGGGACGCAAATCAACTGGACAATCGTCATCGTCGCTGCTCTGGCTCAGGGAGCGCTCGCGTTGGGCAACGTGTTGGAAAAATACTTCAGTGCCAAAAATGAGCCATTGCTCTCCTCATTGGTCGAAGCAGGCCGACAAGAGATGCTGAGCCGGGTACCACCTGCTGCGCTCACACCACAGGATCAGGCACTCTCGGCGGCGGTCACGGCGGCATTGCAGCCAACGACCGTCACCACGACGACCACGAACGCGTACATCCCGCCAAAGCTGATGGCCGTGCCTGATGCACGCGGGACTATCGTGCCACCTGCGGGGGTCATGTTGCCGCCGAATGTACCGCCTCGTGGGTAGCACAAAAAGAGGGGGCAAGTTTGATAATATCAAACTTGCCCCCTCTTTTTGCTTTAGGGGATCTTTCTCCAGAGATGGTAAACACGCACAAGCATGAGCCCCGGCATCAGAAAAAGCCAGCGCCAAGTCCAAACGCGCTTTCGCATCTCAGCCATCGGGTCATCTTGAAAGCCGTCTTTCTTTACCGCATCATAGAGGCGACCTACACCCTGGAAGTAAAGCTGTGCATAGACCGCAATGGCGGCAAAAACAGCGGCAACAATGAGCCAGATCATCTAGTTCTCCTCTTCCGCCTCTTTTAGCAAGCGCAGTCCATTCTCAATCATCTTCATGCCCACCTGTCGTTTACTCGGAGGCGAGAAGTACTCGACGACTTCCTCAGCGTCCGCCTGCGCTTCTCTGTCGGCAGCCTCAGCCAGTTGCTCCCTCAGCGCACCAATGGCATCATAGATATTCTGATCAGCCATCGTGTGGCCAGTCAGGAGCACGGCAGACTGTTGCTCATCCAGCCACGGAATGAGCGCTTTCGCCTCATCGCTCATGAACACCGTGGCGATCTCTCCGGCGTCAATGGCTAAAAGCAACTCGGAGAGGTTGCCTTGCCCCGTTGTACCCCCGCGCGTGGCCTTGTAGCCGTAGCGAGAAGCAATCTCATTCAGCCTCTTGCGAAGAGCAATTACGCCCTCCGAGTCGAATGGGAAATAGATGGTCATGTTGGAGGATTTCTGTTTGTCCATAATAAAGGGGCGGCTCTTGAGGTGAGAGCCGCGAGACCACTGTGCGTAACCTAAGCATACATGTCGTCGGTCAGGACTGGGGTATCGTCAATCTCCTCACCATCATCATCCTCATCGGTGGCATAGCCAGCCTCGTTGAGGCGGCGGACGGCCTCGCCAACATTCTTCGGCTCAACGAAAACGCTGTGGTGGTCCATACCATCCTCGCCATACCCCGGCCCGCGCTCCAGCTTATCCTGATCAATACCATCGATCAGGTCTGCGAGCAACACGCGCAAACCGTCCATCTCGGCGCGCTGGCCCTCAGTGGTGACAGCCTGGATGCTGAACGAGCGGATCTCAATTTCGTAGGTAGTCATGATTGGTTTCTCCTTTTGCTAAGCAACGCTTCTTTATCTAATTAGATTATACGGTATCTAATTAGAAATTGCAAGGGGTTTTGCCATGAGTTTCTCCATCCCGCCAAAAGTCACCCCAGACACAGCAAAGGGCGGGCAGATCAATCACGATCTGCCCCCTCTTTGCTTTGCGCTAATTGAGGTTGCGTATCTCCAGTACTCGCAACGGACGGAGGTAGGTAGACGCCATTTTGTGGCCATACGAAATCACACGTCCCCCGATCTCGCATTCAAGCAAGGCCAGCGCAGGGGTCAGGATCTCCGGGTGAAACGGAATGGACTGCACGCAACTGGCCAGATAGTTCTCTCCCATCTCAGTGGTCGGATAGGAGAAGTAGCCGCCCTCATGGCCCGGTTTTGCTGGCTGTTTCAGACGCTCCCCCAGAACATACTCGACATCGGGCCGGTAGAGCGAGTAATAGCGGCCATCAATCACACGTACCACCTTGTACGAGATCATCTCGACCCGCTTTGCTGGCAGCTTGCGCTCAGTAGACAACTTCCCCGGCTGGCGCGCCCATGTGGGCTTTTCGAGATCAAGCACGAGCTGGCGTGTGGCGTCGTCCAGTTGCCGCCAGACCACCTGCTGCCAGTCGCCCGTCTCCTCCTGCTGGTAGAAACGGTAGAATTGCCCCTTCGGCACGCGCTTATCCCGGCTCCGGCCCCATGTCTCGGTGCCATGATATCCGATCAGGGCCACGATTAGTCCCATTTCAGCATCCGCCAGCAGGATCTCCGTGCCAATATACGGCACATCGAACTTGCCGTGCTCACCCTGTCTGCGGATGGTCAGCATCCACAGGCCATCACGGTTCTGGCTCAGCACAGGCTCTACATCAGGGCGACCAGGCCAACCTTCCTGGACGATCTCGCTCGTCTGGACAATCTGCAAACGCGCTACAGGCATCTCCAGAACAGGAATTACAGGGACTACGGTGGCTTCTTCGATGATTTCGACTTCTTGCATGTCATTCTCCAATCAATAACACTTACGCATCTATTTATCATAGATACCTGAAATATTTTTATTTGTCAAGACCCATTTGCCAGAAAGTACCGCCTGCTTGACCCGCTCACCTGCTTCCGTGCATTATTGATTTGGATGTACAGATATTTCACAAAGGAGTCGCTCACGAATGAAGAGTCAACTGTTGAGATTAATCGCACTATTCCTGCTCGTATGCGCCCTGTTCGCAGGCATTGGTGTGGCATACCAGAGCACCCATGCCGCTGCCTGCACGGTCTGGTACCATTGCCCGGTGACACAACGCTACGGCGTCAATCAGGAACACGGCGTCGATTTGGCCACGCACGGGCTCCCCATCACGGCCTGGAGAAGCGGCTACATCACCTTCATCGGGCGCGAGTGTTGGGAATGGCCATGTATCTGGGATATCACCTGGAAGCTGGACTACCCGAGCCACGCAGGGGGCAGCCGGTACATGTATGTGCAGATTGCCAGTGTGGCACGAGGCTTGCATGTGGGCTCGCATGTGGTGGATTGGCAATATCTCGGGGGCTCGTCCAGCTTCATCGAGTTCGGCCTGACGCCAGATTGGGCGTACGGCGTGAGCAATTGGCGCTGGGGCATCGATCCGCTCCGGTTGTGGCCATACCTGTGATACGATGGCAGAGGCAGCCGGAGAACACAAAGAGGAGCGGGCCTGAGCATTTTCGCTCAAGCCCGCTCCTCTTTGTGTCGACTACCGCAGGACTGGCAATCTGACATAGCGACTACAGCTTCTCGCGCTCAAGCTTTTCACGAACAGCACTTTCTTCAAAATTCAGGTTCCACCAGGAGGCATCAATCTTGTAGTGCTCCCGGCATTCCTCCATAGTAGCTACAACACATTGATCTTTCTGTGGCCCATCAAAGGTGCTGATATCCTCCAAAGCAGCTTCACGGGTGAGATAACCGTCAACAACGCTCCAAATTGCGCCGTTTTTCGTCGTAACTGGATAAAGAACAAAAAATGGGTTCATGTTCGCTGTTTTTCCTTTCAAGTCAATCAACGCTTCTTCGATCACCTCTCTGCTCTGCATTTGGCTCAGTGGCGCGTTCGTCCCCGGCGATGCCCAGGCGTCCGTCCTGCTCGTCATGGCCTACATCGTGCTGCTCATGCGCGGCCCGCTTGGCGTGCTCAGCGCCTTCTTCGCGGATGTGCCCTCGCCGTTCGATCCGCCTCCACCAGCCAATCCGAATCCTGTACGTGTGCCAACTGCGATCGGGTTCCCTCCGCCGGGAAGCTCGCCCGTACCACCGAGGACGAGCGCGGGGCAGGATCCGCAGGGATAGCACAAAAATGCCGCCTACTCAGAGGCGGCTGGGAGAGATGATTTGCGCGGTCTACCGGATTTTGTGCCCGCGAGCCAGAGTTTGAATTGTTCTGATTCCTCATCGATGAGGATGATGTGCCCGGATTGACGCACGATCTCGACTGATGGGTTGGTCTTGCGGGTCTTATCGGCCCATTTATTGAGTGTGGTGCGATGAACACCACACTCAAGGGCCAACTCTGCGATGGTTTTCATGTTAATAATCCTGACCGCGACCATCCTGGGACAAGTTATAGGCTTCTTGATAAGTCACCGCAGTACGTTTGCGGCGGGCGATCTCACTGCGGTAGGACTCATCATCCTGGTGAGCATCAATCCACGCCTGAAGGTCTTTCTCGGCCTTGGCCTCTTGTGCGTAAGCCTGAGCAGGATTGCCGTGGGAGCGATCCATGTGCGTGCGCACACCTTCGCGTGCTGTAATCAACGCACCCTCAAGCTTAAAGAATTCGTCGATAGGCTCAGACTGCGCTGGTTGCGCCTTCACGCGATTCCACACTGCCTGAAGCTGATCATGACGCTCCTGAGTCAGAGCGAGTGGGCCAGCGACCGCAACTGCGCCCTGTGCCTTCATATGCGCGGGGGCAGGCTGGAACATGCCAGTCGTGCAAAGGCGCTTGCCATCCAGAGAGATGTCCAGAGAGCGGGGTGACACGACGATTTCGACCGTGTGCCCGTTCTTATCCCAGGTTACTGTCTCGGTTGGGGTAATCATTCTCGGTACCCTTTCACTTTGTCGTACCCATCTGGTACTCTTCTAGTATATTCTACAACGGTAGAAAAGTCAACCCCTTTTGCCACCAATTTTCTCCCGCTCTCCCATCTCTTTTTAAGGCTGTCCTCCCGCGCTCGTCACAATAGTGGGCATCCCTATGCGAAGAACCTCCGCTGCGTTATTAGCAAGCGGAGGTTCTGCTGTTGCTCAGGCGGCGTCATTCGGCGGCTTGGTCCCCTGCACAGGGATATGCTGGCCTTGCTTCTGGACATAGATCGTATGTCGGGAAAAGCATTGGTAGATGATGTCCGTCCTGGTCTCGCCAATCCTGAAAATGGATGATCCACATTTGTCACATTTCGTTGATGATTGGGCTGGTTGTTGATCCTGCATGGGTTCCTTCTCCCTTATTTCGATAACATTTTTTCTGGCTTGCACGGCTTCTCAGGCCACTTTGCAAGCCAGAAAAAATTAACGCCCATTAAGCTTTTTCGTTAAATTTTTCCCCTGGCAGAGCAGCCAAAGGAAACGGCTTCCCCTTAGCAGAGCAATAGGCGAAGAGCATGTTCAGGAAGTGAACCCGCTCTTCGAGGTCGCTCCAATCAATGACCCGCGCCACGTTTGCGTGTTCTCCGACGAACTGCGCCCACTCGGGTGTATGATCGGTGTCATCCGCCTGATAGGCGCTCTCGCCAATCCGAAAGGTTAATCGGTTCAGGTCTGTCACCAGGAAGCGTGGTGGTGGCTCGCGCTTCGCGCTGGAAACGCTCGTGCCTGATTCTGCTCGCTTTGACCCTGTTTTCTGTCCTTGCCTCTTGTTTTGCTTTTGATGTTCTCCCGAAGTACTCAGGATACTCACGTCGATAATAGCGCTGCATCTGTCCGTCGAGTCGGTCCCAGATTCGGGGGTCTCCTGCATACATCATCTCCAATAATGCTATCGTCTCGTAGAATTTCCGCTGTCTTCCCTTGTCTCTCCCGTCGTAATCCATTTTTTCCGATGAATCCGCCTGTGGAGAGGGCTGACCGCCGGAAAAAATTAACGTGGCGATAGGGTTTTCGTTAATTTTTTCCGGGGCGGGCGTTAATTTTTTCCTCTCTTCTCTGGTGTCGCTTAATCTATCTGGTCCGGGTTCCGACGGTGCCCATTCTGGCTCGCCCCGTTGCCCATCTGGGTCGGGGCCACTGGCAAAGGGCTGAGGTCCTCGGTGGTTGGAGCAGGGGCAGGGCGCGGCGGAAGCGTCTCATCGGTGGCCGATGCGCGGGGGGCCATAGTCGGGCCTGAGATCTGTTGCGCTTGCCATGCCTGAAAAGCCTGGAAAATCGTATTTAGATCTGGTGACTGCTGCACAGGAGCGGATGCTGCGTTCTCTGGCTGGCGACTAAATGGATTCCAGCGTTTTTTAGGCTGAGTGGGTGGAGGAGTTGGCGTAGACGCAGTGGCGGATGATGAGAGAGAGGCACGCTGTATGCTGCCCTCGATCGTACGTGCTTGCTCGCTTCCGGGGAACATACGCTCCCACGTCTCATTGACCCACTGCTCTGCCTTGAGGGGAGCCATCTGAGTAGCGACGCCAGGAGCCAGCCGCCTAATGAGCTTCAGTTCCATATCGCTGATGTGGTCCTCAGCATCCTGGATAGCTATTTCCTTGAGCTTGTCGGGGTGAGAGAGTTTGGCGCCCAGGAACGCAGCGACGTTGAGCACGATGACAATGCCGACGAAGACGACGATGGCCTGTTTTTGCTCACCCTGAATGCTCGGAAGCTTGCCTGACTCTGACCCGACTAGGAGCAAATCGGCCACTGTTGCGGTTGCAACCGCAATGAAGCAAACCACAATCATTCCCACTGCGATGCCGCGCTGCGCCGCACCTTTGGCAGCGGTGACGAAGAAAAGGGCCCAGAAGTAGAGCCCTCCCTCAAACGCGGCCAGCCCGAGGTATTGCATGATTTGCTGATTGGCGGGGAGCCATTGGGCCAGCAGGTCCAGCGTTCGCGATCCCGTGAAGAATGTTAGGCCGATAGCGAGCCCGGCCAGCAAAAGATTTGCCAAGAATTTCCACATAGGAGTCTTCCTTTCAAAGTGATCCCCCATCCGTTGAAAGATTAGGGGATAGGCGGGCTGATTTTGCGAATTCGGAGTCCCGCCAGACTCCTTTTTTGTTGCTTTACGAGGACGGCATCCTTGCCCTGTCTCGCCTCCTTACTATCGTTTTACCGGCATCTCGCGGGTGGCATTCGCATCCCGTCTGCGCCATGGCAAGATCACACGCATAGCCGTCGTAGCCGCCTCTGATTCGCCGAAACGGAAGTGCGGCGGATGACGCGCCGGGAGCCGCAATCGTGGCAGGTCGATCGGCGTCGCTGGAACCGCGAACCGTGTATCACCCAGGTGTGGCCACGGCTCGTACGCGGGAACGAGTTCTGTGTCAGATCCGTGAAATTGCTCGTGTGATGCCGGTGGAAAACCATCATCTGGCGCCGCAATCACAGGCAGCTTGAGCGTCTTGTGTGGATCGTGTTTGGCCACCACAGGCAGCGGCATGGTATCAAGAAGCGCGATATCTTCAGCCAGCCGTCGGCGAGCCAGCAGATCCCGCACAGCCAAAAGATCCTCGCCGCTCAGGTGGATTGGGGTCATCTGAGCGGCAATCAAAACAGGCTCGGGGCCTGCCTCTGCTTCGCGCTTGTGGCGCTGAAACAGCCAGTTCCACAAGCGCGAAAGCTGTGTTTTCATGTTAGTCCTCGCTTTCTGTAACGAGGTGCCTGCTTCGGATGATGGCAGGCACCTCCACGGTTGCATCATTCATTGGCTCCTCTGCCAGCTTCGCGAGTTGCTCCACTGCGCTCGTTGCCCCTGGCTCTTCCCAGTACTCCACGATGGCCGCCTGATCCGTCAAGACGCACGCATGGTACACCTCGTCGGCCTGTTTGATCGGCTCGTCGTTGAGCCATCCAGGGAAGTCCTCGCGAGGAGGCCCGAGGCCGCCAATCGTGAGCAGGTTTCCAGAAAGCGTCAACGCATCCCGCTCTTCCCGCTCCAGCGTCTTTTGACTTTTCCAGGTTGGCTCATTCTCGTAGGCCAAATTTCGATAATCCTCTTCGACTATCGGAGCCACAACCGCCCCCGCGCCAGTCTCACTCTTCCGTCCCATCTCCGGGAGGAGATCATCAGGCGAGAGTTTCCTGGCGTTATTGCGATCCGAGATATCAGGGATTGGCGCAGACGCCAATCGCAGAGCCTGCGCATGCGGAACCGATGCATAAGCAGCCACGGGAAGCGAGATACCCAACTCGCGGAGCCACGCCCGCTGACGAGGACCGAGCAGGCGCACCTCGGGCGCGGGGGCGTAGATTGGCGTCTCGCGTTGGTGAATCACGCGAAATTGGCCGCTGTTTTGTGCATCCTTACGTTTTTTTTCCTCCTTGCGACTGAGTAAATCGAATGGCCACATTGCTTTCTCCTCTCATTCGACTGGTGATTGTTACGGCAACATATCTGTCAGATGCCTGACAGCGTGCGCAATCTGACGCAACAGCAGCGTTTTCCGCCGTGGCTTGACCTGGTCAGATTGCTCGATGATCTTCGCGACGGATTTCAGGGCTGGCAGAATCTTGTCCAGGCACGAGTTTCCATCGCTGTACGGCTCCTGAATGGCAGCCATTGAGCCATCAGGAGCCGACTCAAGCGCACCCACCGGGACCAGCGGCTGTACACGCACCAGGGACCCATCGCTGGCCTCATGGACCACTTGCAGCGCCAGACCGCGCCCGGTCATCATGAACGCGTTATGCGCGACCTGCCCATCAGGAAGCTCGTAGGATGCGATCTGGCAGCCATACCACGCCGCGCCGGACTCCCGCCCAAGCAGATCCCGGATTTGTTGCTCCACTGGCACCTTCTCCAATTCAGACTGAAATTCTTGCATAGCCGAAATGGTTGCCAGCAATTTATCAATCTCGTCATCGTTCAAAATAGTTCTCCTTCCTCCGAAATATATGATCAAAATGGCTCATCTCTCCTCTTGCCTCCTCTCACCAGAAGCGGTGGTCCTGGCTGTCGTCGTAACTTGCCCAATCCTCGCTCGTCAGGCGGTGTGTGGCCATCCATGCCTCCAACCGCGCCCTCTCAGCAGGGATCAGCGGCTTCTCCCCGTTCTGCTCGGCGGCTCGCCGGTCGATTTGCGCTATCACATCAGTCAGTTGCTGCTGAATCTGCGCTATCGTCACCGGAGACTGCTCCATGAGACTGGCGGCGTGATCGTGTCGTTGATCCGGCTCCGTGTCCACCGGGGCCGCTCGCTCCCGTCGCCAGCTCACGATGGCGCAACCAACCAGGATCAGGACGACAATCGAGATCATCACCATGAGCGCCCAGAACCAACCCATATCATCATCCATCGCTGCCATCCACGACTGCGGCCAATTCCCGGCAAGCCTGGCGGAGAGCATCTCCGCACACGTAGTAGTAGACCCACAGGCCTTTTTTTCGGCAGTCTACCAAGCCCGCATCGCGCAAAATACGCAGGTGATGCGATATGGTCGGCTGCTCCAGGGTGAAGCTCTCGACAATCTCGAAAACACACGCTTCCCCCTCGTATCGGCTAAGCAGGCTCAGAATACGCAGGCGTGTCGGATCAGCCAGAGCCTTGAGCAGGCGAGCCTGTTTCTTCGCCTCTTCCTCGGCCAGCGGGGGCGGGAATGGCTCCGTCCGCACCAGCGGTTCGGTCATTTTTAACATGGTGCCCTATCTTTCTCGATTTACCAGCAATGCTGGTCCATTATTCCAGTTATCAAAGGGTTCCCAGCAGAGCTCGTCGCGATCGGTGGACTCCTCCTCTGCTTTCCATGAAGATGCGATCTCGCTCAGTTCCAGATCCCGGCACGTAGCCAGGAAGAGCGTCTTGTTTGAGGGCGAGATCCCGGAGCGGCGTTCAACCTGCATACGCTCATGGATTTTGCGCATACGATCGATGATCGGGCTATGCGTGGGTGCTATCGTTGTCATGATTTTTTCCTAATCCTCATACTCTCTCCGGACATGCGCCCGGTCTAGGTCGGACGGCGGAAGTGGCAACAGGTCATCAAGCGCTTTGCAAAACGCCTCATACTGTGCAGGCGAACCCAATCCAACGAGATTGACCCCGACCTGCTTCATGTGCTCGTAGAGACGCCACCGGATATCACCCCGCTCCTGCCCAGCCGCCGTCTTCAGCAGAAAAGTGATCCGTGAGTCCGCCATAGCTGCTTCCTGCAATGGCGCATACGCTTGAAGAACCTGATCGACACGCTCATCGATGCTCAGGCGTCGGTCTTGAGATGGCTGGTTCATGCTTCCTCCTTGTCGCTATTCCAGGCTCGTTGGCCGCGGGACGCTGCTCGCGCGGGTACGGTCCTCGTTGGCGCTGGCTTCGGTGGCATAGGCGGCTCCTCAGCGATCGTGACATCCACCGACTCGAAACGCGTCAGGTGCGGGCGGAAGAAGAGCGGTACGGTGCCCTCGGGGCCATTGCGGTGCTTCGCAATGACCAGATCGATGACGCGCCCCTGGTAGTTAGGGACGGCTGTTGGATTCTCGTAGAGAAACATCACGATATCGCTGTTCTGCTCGATGCCGCCGCTCTCGCGCAAATCCGAAAGTTGGGGCATCTTCTCTGCGCGCTGCTCAACCGCGCGCGATAATTGCGCCAATGCCAGGACCGGGATATCCAGCTCGCGTGCCAGCCCCTTCAACTGGCGGCTGATGTGATCGACTTCCTCCACGCGGCTTTTATAGTCACTCCCATCGTCTTTCCGTGCCGTCATCAACTGCATGTAGTCCACAATCACGAAATCCAGGCCATGCTTGCTTTGGTGTTGTCTAGCCCGGCTGCGCACCGCTTCAACGGTCAGCCCTGGCTCATCGTCCACCCAGAGGCGGTCAGCGGGGAGCCGATCCTGCGCATGGACGACCTCATCCCACTCGTCTTGCTCCAGCCACGCCATCCGCAACTGCGACTGGTTGACACCACTCTCCTGGGACAGCAGGCGCTGCGCAAGTTGCCACTTGCTCATCTCCAGACTAAAGAGCAGCGTACGATAGCCGAGCTCCCCACAGAAGTGCATTACCTGGCGGGCAATCGTCAGCGCCAGAGCGGTTTTGCCGCGTCCAGGGCGAGCTGCCAGGGTGATCAGATCGGATTTCTGCAATCCCCCGGTCATCCGATCCAGATCCGCGAATCCCGTCGGTACACCAACCACCAGACCTTGTTTGCGCTGTTTCTGAAGGCGCTCCAGGCGGCTGAGATACTCCTCAGTGATTGAGGTGATGTCCTCGGCGTACCCGCTTCGTTTGCCGAGTGCCAGGGCACGCAGGAGCGCCTCTGCTTGTGCGATAGCCGCATCGCTGTCTTTCTCATCCATGGCCAGTTGCGCAATCTCGCCAGCGATGCGGGTCAGCTTGCGCTTTCGCGAGAGGTTCACGACAATCCGCGCATAGTCAGCAGGCATCGGATTGAGATACTCGTCGAGAACCCGGCGCACAAGACTACCCAGATAAAAGCTCCCCCCAATCTCTTCGAGTTTGCCGCGCTCTTCCAGCCACGCCGACAGAACCGGAGTATCAACCGGCTGATGATCCGCATCGATTGCGAGAATGCCCTCAAAAATGGTCCGGTGAGCATCGCGGTAGAAATCTTCCGGTTGGATCATCCCGGCCACTTCTGCAACTGATGCGGGGTCGTACAGAATGCTCCCAATCAGGTACTGTTCGGTGTCAATGCTATGGGGCAATGTTTTCTCGATAGCCATGTTACTTTCCTCCGAAAATCGCCGCACGGTCGTCGGCAGTCATGTAGTGAATGGGCGGCTGGCCAGCGCCAGACCTGATCTGATACCGCCCACCGAGCAACTCGCCCGATGCGACACGCTCGGCAACCTGCCGTTTCATATCCGCCTCAGTCGTTTGCGCCTGCTGCTGCTTCGTTTGCGCCTCAACCTTGAGGATCGTGAGCTGCGCCTCGTAGTTGTGGCAGATGGCCCTGATGGACATATGCTCACGCCAGTAATACCCTGTGCGTTCGTCGCGTGGGAGGTTCCACAGGCGAACATACACCTTGTGCAGACGCTGAGGGGTCACGAAGCCAGGACGTGACCGATTCGCCTCAAGCAACGTCTCGATCTCTTTGTCGCTGGCCCCGGTATGGGCGTACCCCTCACTTTCATCCGCGAGCGCCTCCCGGCGGCAATCATCGAAAACATCCCGGTAGAGTTGGAGCGTCGCAGGGTCCACTTTCGGCGCTTTCGGGGTGCGCGTGCGCTTCTTCGGCTTCTCGGCAGGCTTCTCTTCGGACGGCGCATCTTCAGGTTGCGTATAGTCATGCGCCCGCCCTGGCTCACCCTGTTCTTCCTGTGCTTGTGGGGCATCCAGGCTATAAGCAACATCCTGAGAAGAGAGAGGCGCGGGTGACGCGGTAGCGTCAGAGGCTGCGGGTTCGACAATTTCGCCCGATACGTCCCTCTGTCTTTCTACAGTGTCTTTCTGAAGTGTCTTTCTACTAGTGTCTTTCTCTGATCGGTATGCAGGTTCTTCACCCGGATGTGCAGATTCTTCATAGCTGGGTGAAGATGCTTCACTGCTGGATGTACTTTCTTCACCCGGTGAAACATTTGCAGGGGGTGAAGCATCTTCACTGGGTGCAACTTGTTCACCCGCCATCTTTAAGGAATAGGACTTCTTCACGCGGGCCATATCCGAGGTGTCGATCTCGCAGAGGAGGTACCCATGCTCAACGGCTTTCTTGAGTCCATCGATCACGCTGTGATTGCTCATCCCGGTGCCATTGTCCATACGGGACTTGCCATGATCGCGCCTGCGTCCGTTCATGAACTCATCGACGCTGATGGCCTTCGGCTTGCCGAACTCGTGAAAGCCCCACGTATGCCGGATGACGTAGATAATCACCTTGAGCTCCGCCATGTTGGTGATCTCTGCGATGATGTCCGTAATGTTGTTAGGCATCGAGAAGAAGTTTTTCGTCGGTGTTGGGAATCCATCAAACATGGCACACCGCCCTCTCTGCCTCAACGGCCACGTATGGTGCCACCAGCCGCTGTACCAGGGCGCAGGGGACGGCGTTCCCAATCACATTGACAGCCCTCGACGCAATCTCTGGCCATTCATAGCTATCGGGGAACGTTTGCAGGCGGGCAATAGCCTGGATGCTCGGCTTGAGTACACGGTCAGGCAGGACAATGTAGCGCTGTAAGACATTGTGGCTTGTGGTCACAGCCCGGCCAGGCGCGTTTGCCGGGAGGATATCGAGCATTCGAGCATCGCTCGCTTTGTGCTTATAGTGATAATGGCCATGTACCATCAGGGGGATCATCTCGTTGTAACGCGGCTCCCACAGCTTCTTTTGCCAGAGAGCAAGCTCGATCCTCTGCATGGACGGGATAAGATCCTCCATCGCGGCGTACCACCCGTGCTTTGGCTCCTTGTCGGGCCACGCGATCGGTCCGCGCCGGGCCTGTAGGATAAGGCGCTCGCGGAATTGCGGCACGCCATAATCAGCCGCGTTGAGCACGCGCACCTCAATGGCATACCCCATCTTCACCAGCACCCTGAAGATCTCCTTGTAGGCGGGGTTGTCCTGATACCGGGCTACATTCTCCAGGATAACCAGCTCTGGTTTCAGGTGCTCAATGAACGGGATGGCGGCCAGGCCGATCGATGCATCTTCTCGTGGTGGCAATCCGCTAAGGCGGGCCTTGCTGTCTTGCTTGCACACAGGAGAAAGCCAAATCCCTTGAACGGGTGGCAGGCTTTTAGGATCAACATCGCGGACATCGGCGTGGATCACGTGGGTCTCAGGGTGATTGCGCTGATAGGTCCGGGCTGCGTCCTGGTCAATCTCGATTGACCAGGACGCATGTGCCCCTGCCATGGCGAGGCCAGTGCCGACACCGCCTCCGCCGCCAAACAATTCTCCCCAGATCATCGTAGTCATGGGCGTTACCTCATATATCGTCAAGCCGGAATACTCCGGCGATCATGTCAGGTGCCAGGGCAGAACTCCCGCCCTGGCCAGATAAATCAGGATTGGGCTAACTTCGCCCGCAGCTCCACAATGGCATCCCGCTCGTACCCGCTCAGTTTGCCGCACTCAGCGCAGAGCGGAGCAAACGGGGCGAAGCACGCCATGCACATCCACCGGCCACAACACGGGCATTCGGTGATCTCGTCGGTCAGGTAGGGTTCTGAGCAGCCGACACGCTCGCACCGCAGATCGCCCGTCTCAATCGGGTTCCACATCGCCACGAGGGCCAGCCGGTGCGTGCGTTTGGGCGCTGGCAGTTCAGTGAATGGCTTATTCATGGCTCACCCCCTCGACAAGACCCATGCGCCGCTCATCACGGCACCATTCGCATGTGCAGGTCCGACGATCTCCGCCCACACACATGACCTGGAACCAATTCGGTGTGATGTTGGCAGCACCAGCCAACAGCGTCCATGCCTGCCACTTGTCCGTGAGCAGCGCCCAGCAATCATTCACAATCCCCCACTGAACGATCTGACACTCCTTGATCCCGCGCCAATCCACGCCATGATCCCGCATCGCCCACAGTGCCATCCGCACCATCTTCATCTCAGGCTGCCGCATGGCGTGAATGAACAGCACCCGCCGCTCGTGATACTCCACCTCGCCCATGAGATCCGCCACCAGCTCGCTCGTGACGATATCCGCTCCTGGGTGCTCCCAGAATACGAGTTGCTTTCCGCTCTCCACATCGTACGCGCCCCCGATGCGCCCATACTGGCTCGTGTCACGGCGGAGGTACACGAGTTGGTCGAAGCCGTAGAATGTGGTCATTTCGCCACCTCACCCTCTGCCTGCTGAGAGAGCCACGTCACCAGACAATCCTCATCGTGCTGCTCGCGCCAACTCGCGTTATTCCCCTCTTCCGGGGTTGCATTTTCAGGCAGTGGGTTGCCCCGCGAGTCCACAGGGATGTCTTCAGTCCCACAGAGCGGGCAAGCCCCATACTCCGGGAAGTTATAGACGGTTTCGAGGAAGTGTTGGATCTGCTCGGCATCAAACGCCTCCCGGAGCAGGCGGCCGAGGGTCTGATTGGTGCTAATCTGCCGCATAACTCACCCCCGCATCTTCCACATGCCCGGCAATCATCGCCACTACATCCTGCCATTCCGCCTCAATCTGCTCAGGCTTCCCTGCCCCTGCCTTCCGCTGCTCCCACTCACGCAGGCTTATCGCCCATTCGCGCCCATACCACGTCGTCCCGAAGTCGTATTCTCGCTCTTGCTCCATCACCACTGCAAAGCAGTCCGTGCAGAACACGCCGATCTCGAGCACGACCTCCTGGCACTTGCGGCAATACGACGCCGCCAGACGTTGCTGCGGCTCGCTCTGATACAGGGGCGCATGAAACGTATCATTGGCCAGCGCCTCTACGGTGCAGCCCATCAGGTCGGAGATGCTG